CGAACCACACGTCGGCCCCATCCACTATCTCCGGCCGTGGAAGCAACACCTTCAGCCGGGGGTTCTCGGCAGGTGAGGGCCAGTGGATCCCACTTTCCGGTGCCATTCGAGACGGCCTGTCCTCGGGGTCGGTGAGTGCATTCCGCGTCGGTGTTGATGGTTCTGACTCGAACTACATGTACTTCGAGGGTGTGGGCTATGGCAGTCACCCCCCGCAGTTGAAGGTCACATTCTACTGATCCGATAGTAGTAGACGGAGAAACCTCAATTTCCGGGCCTTCTCCCATGCCGCTCACAGCGATCTAAGGGGGACACCCATGTCGTTCATTACTGGTGCACAACTTGCGCGCTTGCTGAATGACTATGGCCCTACCGTCGCCTTTCTCACCCTTTTCGTTGTCTCCATCACCGCCCTGATCCTGATGTGGAAGCCGGTCTCGAAGTTCATGACCGCGGTCAACCTCATCATCGCGCTTCCGAAGCGCATGGACGAGCAGGACGCATTGGTCGCGGAGGGGCAAACCAAGGTCGCAGAGATGCACAAGGATCTGGACACGCACATCAAGGAAGGTGCGCCCTGGATCACGAAGTTGGATGAGGTGGAGAAGCAGGTCCACGTCGTTCTCCAGCAGCAGGCGGAGGTCGTCCACGAGGTGAAGCCCAATAGCGGGACCTCGATGAAGGATGCGCTGAACCGCATCGAGAATGAAGTTCTACCGGCGTTGGCGAAGCAGATGTCGGCGTTGGGCGCTGCTGAGAAGAAGCAGTCCACCCGCGTCAACGATCGTCACGACGCGGAGGACGAGCAGGCTGCGGCGAAGCCCGCGCCCCGTCGTCGGGCACTACGCAAGCCGACCGATAGTACCGAAGAGCCCTGAGGAGGACCCCATGAGAAATCTTCTTTCCAAGGTCTGGTGGGAGGCCGCTGGTGGTCGTGCTCTACGCACGGCGATCGTCGTCACCCTGCCGTACCTGCCAGCCATCTACGTCGGCCAGATCCCGTATCTGGTCATCCTCTCCACCGCGGGTCTCGCGGCCATCCTCTCGCTGCTCACCTCGGTGGTGGGGCTGCCTGAGGTTGATGGCAAGAACCCTGTCTGGTGGTTCGCCATCGCAGAGCGTGTGGTCAAGACCATCGCGCAGGCGATCGTCGCCGGGATCGGCAACGCTGTGCTGATCCAGGATGTGCACTGGCCGAACATCCTCCAGGCTGCTCTCGCTGCGGGCTTCGGCTCGCTCCTGTTCGCGTTCCTGAAGGATCTGCCTGAGACCACCGTGCCGACGGCAGTCACTCCTGTCGCTCCCATCCCGGTCATCATCAGTGGCCCTGTCACCACGACCTCCGGTGCTGTGAGTGCGAACGTGACCTATACATCCAACCCCGCATCGGCTACAGTGCCCACCGACTCGGCGCCCGCCGAGATTCCAACCAAGGAGACAGTCCTCGATGAACCCGCTCAGTGACAACGACGCTCTAGAGAACGTGGACGGCTACGCCTGCCCGATCGATCCCATGGACCGTCTGGGCTGCGACTCCTGTCAGTGATGTATACTGACAGGTAGGCCGTCTGCCCGTGCCCCTGAAGCCCCCGTCCTCACCCTGAGGACGGGGGCTTTGGTGTGCTATACTCAAGGCACGACCCCTTGACCATGGATGTGGGGGTTGCCCCGCCTTCGGCCCCCGGTGAAGAGACTGCGTCTTAGTATCCGGGGGCCGTCGTGCATCTATCGACCTACATGCACGCGACACGCCGTGGGGCCAAAAATCGTTACCTCATTTTGTGGCCATCCCCAGGCAAATTATGCTATAAGGCATGGCCCCCATCCCCGAGTCCACCGAACTCATGGTGACCCACGCCAGCGAAGCGTTCATGGAGGACTTCCGGTACGCGGAAGCCATCGCCCGCGCAGCCGTCGCCCTTCTAGCCCGTCGCGAGGTGCACCCCGGTACTGCTACCGTGGTGTAGATGCTGAGATACGACACACGCAACTTCTCGAACTCGCAGCGTGAGGCCCTGGCCTGGAAGGCGCACGAGTACAAGGACTTCGCGCTCCCTCCGCTGACCGCCTGGAACTATGCCCTCTGCCGGAAGCACCGCAACGGCTGGGTAGAACAAGATTTCAACGAGGCCGGTGAGGTCACCGCCGAGCGCACCGTGTACGACCGGCCCATGCCGGGCTGCCGCCAGTGTGGGATCCACTTCCGCAAGCACCAGCGGGTCAGCATCATGTGGCTTTATCTGAAGAAGAGAGCCCTCCTCGCTGACACCATGGGCACCGGCAAGACCACGAGCGCTGCCGGGCTCATCGCCCTCCTTCTAGAGACCGGGGAACTCCCGGAGGTGGGCCGCGTCGTCATCGTCCCTCGGGCACCGGCGCTGTACCAGTGGCGGGAGGAACTGCTGCGGATGATCCCGGGGCTGGACATCGCCATGGCGGAGGGCACGAAGCGCAAGCGGATGGAGACCTACTCCAGCGAGTGGCAGGTGCTCCTCATCGGCCCCGAGATGCTGAGGCAGAAAGATGATTTCGCTGCACTCCGGCACATCCCGCTGGCTGCCCTCATCTGTGACGACATCGACCCGCTCCGCAACCCGGATACCGAGACCTCGTACACCCTGGACAAGTTGGGGGAGCAAGCCGACCGGTACGTGATCATGTCTGGCACCCCGCTCCAGAAGCGTCTCCCGGAACTGCACGCCGTTCTCGACGGCATTGGTGGCCTGGGTGCTCTGGGAGGTTTGGACGCCTTCACCCGACGCTACGTTCGCAGTGAGTGGGTGGTGGACCACGACCGCTCCGGCCGGGAGTTCAAGCGGCAGCAGATCGTGGGCTACCAGAACCTCGATGAACTCAAGCGGAAGATGGCTCCCCTCGTGCTGCGCCGCACCGCCGACGACCTCGATGACGTGGACCTCCCCGCCATCCAGCCGGAGGACGTGTTCCTCTCGCTCTACCCATCGCAGCGCGCGAAGTATGACGAACTCCGTCAGGGCGTCATCCGGATCATGAAGGAGCAGGGCACGGAGGTCAAGCACACCACCGCGCTCTCCCGCATCCACTACGGAGCAGCCATCTGCGCCGGGCTCGCTGCCCTGGGTGAGCCGGACGGTCCGCGCACCAGCGTGAAGTTGGACTGGATCGAGAGCAAGTTGATGGACGGGGGTGACCTGGAGGACGAGAAGGTGGTCATCTTCGCCCGGCTGAAGAACTCGGTCCGCGCGCTCCAGGCCCGGCTCACCGCCCGGGGCATCGGCTTCGAGACGGTGTGGGGTGACGAGCCCGACAAGCGGAAGCGGCATGCCAGTCAGCAGAGGTTCTGGGAGGACCCAGCCTGCCGGGTGATGATCGGTACCAGCGCCATGGAGCAGAGCCTGAACCTCCAGGTCAGCCGTCACCTCATCAACGCCGACATGATCCTGAACCCTGCGCGTATGGCACAGTTGGCAGGCCGCATCCGGCGAGACGGCAGCGCATACCGCACGGTGTATGTACACAACCTGCTCACACATGACACCCAGGAGGCGCGGTACCTCGCCGTGCTGGAGCGGGAGGCGGCGCTGGCCAGCCACATCTGGGACGAGACGGACGAACTCTTCCGCTCGCTCTCCTCCACCGAACTGCTTCGCCTGATCACGGGCTGAAATCATGAAACCCGAGAGCCACCGCCGTGTGGCATACCCTATCCCGACCGAAGGAGGCTTCCGGTGACAGATTCCGATGAGCAGGAGTTGGCTGCCGCTGCTCTAGAGGACGCGCTCCTCAGGTACATGCGGGCCCGGACCGACAACTCAGAGACCATGGTTCTAGAGGGATACATCTTCGAGGCCTTCGGGCGCACGATGGAGAACCTGGACAACCACGAGACCAGCCACATCTGGGGACACATGGACAGCCAGCCGGTGCACATCACCATCGGGCTGGCCGAGATGCTGAAGTTGACCGTGAAGGATTGGTTCCTCAACGGTGAGCCCCGAGATGGTGACGACGACGACTGATGCTCGACGCAGTTCGGGCGGAGTTGGTTCGGAAGAACGTCGCCCTCGCCCGCTATCTAGCACGGGTTGCGTACGAGCGCAACCCGACAGAACTAGAACTTGACGAGGTGACCTCCATCGCCTACCAGGGGCTGGTGACCGCCGCCATCCGCTGGGACCCCATCGGGCAGAACATCGATGAAGAAGGCCTCCGTGAGACGGCCAAACACCCTTCCGGAAGAGCGTTTGCAGGGTATGCTCGACAGCGGATCGTGGGGGAGATACTGGATTGGCAGCGACGACGCGACCACGTTCAGCGATCCTACCGCACCATCTACAAAACCCTGATCGCAGCCGGGTTTACCGGCTCCTTCGATCAGGGGCCGTCCGCGAAGACGCTGGCCGCGAAGTTGGGGCTAGACGAAGAACGGGTACGTCGTGTAGTATATGCCGTACACGCATCACCCGTAAGCGTGGAAACAGTTCAGGACGAGACACAGGTATCCCATGCCGAATATGATTTCGAGTCTTCCGCCGTGGAGACCTCGATCAAGCAAGCCGTCGTGCTCGCCTTGCAGCAACTGCCTACGGTTCAACGCCACGTAGTTGCACTGCGCTACTATCGCGGGTGGGAATTTCAAGCGATAGCAGTTGAGTTAGGCGTCAGCCTCCCTGTAGTTCGTGAAGCACACTCTGAAGGAGTGATTGCTTTACATGCTGCAATGCGCCGACGCGCCCAGGAGTCCTCCTAGACATTGATGCCTCCAGTTTGCTTTCCTCACCTGTAGATTTGCCCCACGAAGGAGTGACCCCGGATGGTCAACAGTGATACCCCTAAGGCCCCCAAGACGGTGGAAGAAGTCATCGCCTACCTGGAGAACGCCCTCGATGAGATGCGGCGAGACGACACTCCTGACCAACTCGCCGGGATCGATCCGGACACCGCCTTCGAACTGGGTTACGAGACGGCGATCTTCGACCTTCGCCATGCGGCAGACGTTCCCGAGATGGGCATCATCGAGTTCGAGTTCCAGAAGAGAGAAGAGGTGGGTGACTAATGCCTCGTAAGATCCCGGCGCCGTTCAAGCGACCCAGTATCAACCTAGAGGACACGGGCCGGTCGTGGCAACATCTCCCAGCGTTCTATGTGCAAGCGGGGGACATCGTGGCGGACCTCGGTCTCGTCGGTGAGGTGATGCACGCCGGTGGGATCCTCAACTACGTGGTGATCACCAACCGGTTCGGGGACAGCAAGCGCTTCGAGCCGCACGAGCAGGTCTTCGCCTTCGTGCCGCACGGTACGCCCACCTCTCTACCCGAGTAGCCGACCATGGCCGATGCTCGTGAGCATGCGGCGGTGATCTTCGCGGCGCTGATCCCTGGTCGGAAAGACCTGCTCGATTCAGCCCGCGGTCAACTCACCCCCGAGCACTTCCCGGACGCCGTCCAGCGGCAGTTCTGGAAGATCATCTCCTACTACGCCGAGCGCACCGGCAGCGTCCTGACGGACACCGCGCTCAGCGACATCACCCGGACCCTCGACGCTGGCAAGCAGGCGCTGTACCAGCAGGTGTTCGACAGCGCGTTCAAGCGCACGGTGGGCGACGACGACTTCACCTGGTCCCTCGACCAGATCCGGGAACTCGCAGCCGACCAGGCCACCGCAGCGGTCCTCGCCACCTCGCAGCAGATCCTCCGGCAAGGCTGGGAAGACCCCACCGGCACGACGTTGCAGGGGCAGGAGGATGCCCGCACCTACCTGCTGGAAGCCCTGGCCGCGATCGACGCTGATCTGCTCCACCAGGCTTCACCCGAGGGCACGATCCAGGACGATGAGGACCGGTTCCTCAAGCAGTACGCACAGCGCAAACAAGATTTTCAGAGCGGTGTCAGCCATGGCATCGGCTTCGGCCTCCGCGACCTGGACGAGAAGGTGGGCGGCCTCCAGCCTGGTGACCTCGTGCTCATTGCGGGCTACTCGTCGGACGGCAAGTCCTCCATGGCTGTGCAGTTGGCCTGGAGCGCAGCCGTGGAGCAGGGGAGGAACGTCCTCTTCTTCACGACCGAGACGGTGTACGAGACGACCGAGCGGAGGATCTTCGCCCGGCACAGCAAGCAGCCGGTGTTCGGACTCCGTGAGGGTCTGGACACCAAGGATCTAAAACTCGGACGGCTGAAGCCCCACGAGGAGCAGGCGCTGCCCATCGTGGTCGGGGACCTCGCGCGCAACCCGGCGTACGGGAAGATCCACATCAAGCAGGTGCCCCGGCAGGCCAACATCGCCACGCTGGAAGCGCACGCCATGACGGTCTCCCGGCAGATGAAGATCGACCTCATCGTGATCGACTACCTGGCGCTGCTCTCCTCCGACTCCCGGCGCACCACCGACCGTGAGTCTCTAGCCGGGATCATCAAGGCCAGCAAGGTCTGGGCCACCACCTTCGACAACGGCCGGGGTGTGCCGATCGTCAGCCCGTGGCAGGTGAACCGTGCCTCCCGAGACGCAGCGCTCAGGGACGGCTACTACTCCTCCTCCGCGCTGGCTGACACGGCGGAGGCCACGAACTCCTCCGACGTGATCGTGAGCCTGCTGGCACCGGCTGACAACGAGGGCCGCTACGCCGAGGTGCGGGGCCAGGTGCTGAAGAACCGAGACGGTCAGACCAGCAACTCGCTCCTGCTGGACGTGGACTACGCCACCAGCACGTTCACGTCCAAGGCGTCCATCTCCTTCGACAGTTTCGCTGCGGCAGCGGGCGCGACGGCAGAGGGTCTGGACGACCTCCTGCAATGACGCTCCGGGCCGAAGACGCCCCGGGGTACATCGCGGACCTGATCCGGACAGCGGAACATCATCTGGAGCAGGCACACGGACTGCTGGACGCAGCAGAGCAGATCATGAAGAAGATGGCGGACGGGGAGAAGATCAGTCTATGATACAGGGCATGCAGAACCGCACCCTCTGGCACGCACCGGACCTGACGATGGTGGACGAGCCGCTACTGCTGTCTCTAGTCAAGTACCGGCTACACAAGGACCGGCAGTTGCTCCCGCCCTTCCCGGAGTTCGAGGCGCAGGCAAATCTTGTTTCCTCGTACACCCTGGACGACAAGCAGATGCCGATCCTCGACCTGGACTTCGACCACCTCGTGGTGGAGTCCACCACCGACGGGCACCACCACCTGTACATCAACGTGCCGATGAGCCGGATGAAGTGGCGCGTCCTCATGCTCGTGCTGTGGTGGACCGGCGTGGTGGAGATGGGCAACGCGGTCTGGTCTCTTCGTCGCGGGGCGAACTTCGTCCGTCCGCCTCAGGTGAAGAAGACAGCGGTCGAGAGCGTCAAACCGACGTACGGCTGGATCTTCAAACTCAAGGAGCACTGATGCGTGGGCTGATCGCACTGGCGAACAGCCGCATGACCATCGTGGATGCCTACCGGCAGTGTGGGCACGACATCTATGAGGCCTACGGCGCCAAGTTGTACTGCCCGTGGGGCTTCCTGCACCACGACGGTGGCACCTCCCGCTCCCTGCGGCTGTACCTGGATGACAACTCCTCCTACTGCTTCGCCTGCTCCGAGCGACTGGATCCGGTGGGGGTGTACCGGAAGACGCACGACCTCTCGGCCAAGGCTGCGGCCGAGCGGATCCTGGAGGACACCAACTACCGGCCACCGACGCCCGAGCAGGTGTGGGCGGACGCCCTGGCCTACCACCCGGAGCCAGACCGTACTGCTCTTGCCGCTGCGCTGGAGATGTACTTGACTGACCTCGATCCCGACTTCGAGGAGCACGCGCTCACCGGGGTGGTCAGCCACTATTACTCCGCGGTGCTGGAACTACTGTCGTCCGTCCATACCGATGAGGACGCTGCGCTCTGGCTGGCCATGGCCAAGACCGGCATGGCCGGAAAACTTGAAATCAGTGGTTGACAGCGTGGTGTAGAGAGACTATGGTGTAGATCACAAGGTCACCAAAGATCCTGAGGAGGACACCATGACCAACAACACCACTCTCCGTCTCGGACAGCCCGTCACCTACACCGACAGCCGCGGCTACCAGAAGGCTGCCTTCGTGGTCGGCACCAGCGACTCGGTCCAGCCGGGCCACGACCTGCCCGTGCCCGATGAGGGCCACGCGCACCTCGCCATCTTCTCCCCGACCGGTGCGGTCTACGCCCGGCACAACATCCCGGAGGCCGTGGACGCCTTCTCCACTCAGGCCTACACGGTCTGAGTCCCCAGGCCAGCCGCACCCCGCCCCTCGTCCGGCCGGGTGCGGCTTTCCTATCTACAGGAGCAACCACCATGACTCGCCTCGCACTCATCGACATCGATGGCGTCTTAGCCAACGACTCGCACCGCACGCCGCACGCCATCCTCCGGGAGTGGGCCGAGTACTTCGACCCCGAACGGATGCTGGCTGACACCGTGTGGCCCGAGGGGCGTGCCCTGGTCCAGCGCTTGTGGCTGAGGAGAACGGAGATTGCCTACCTCACTGGGCGTCGGGAGGACCGGCGCGATGTCACAGAGCGGTGGCTGATCAACAACCGCTTCCCCTACGGTCAGTTGTACATGCGCCACCCCGACATGAAGATGCGCCTGGCTGAACTGAAGGCCTCGATCATCCGGGACATCAAGCAGGCAACACCGACTCTGGACATCGTCCTCTACGACGACGACCCTGAGGTCATCCGTACCGTCCGTGAGGAGTTCGGGGACGACACCGCGGTGCACTGCACCTGGTACGTCAAGCCGGACGAACTCATCCGCCGCGCTTCCGCGTGAGGAGGTGAATGATGGACATTGCAATCTCAACCTCGCTCACCATCGTCTTCGTGGCGTTCTGCGCGATGCTGGTCGCAGGCTGCGTCTGGGTCGTCGTCGTGATCGTCACGGCCATCCGGAAGCGTCTCGGCCGGGTCGCCCCGGTCGCCCCTGGTCGGCACCACCTGGACGTGGCATGCGATCCGGTACAGGACTTGACGGAGTAACCCGTCGCATATATAGTTGCCTCAACGTCGCGAGCCGTGGATCCCCCTCCACCGACCCGATGTCCAGGCAGCGATTCTTCACTCTCGCTGCTACGGAGCGGCGGGCTCTTCCCCAGTAGCCCGCCGCTCCCCCTGTCACTGGAGACAAAATGGAAATCTTCGGACACACCGCCATCGTCAACTCTCTACGCAACGAACTCCCAGCAGTCTCCCTCTTCGTCGGCCCGCGCTCTATAGGCAAGTGGACCTGCGCTGAGGTCATCGCCAAGCACCACGGCATCACGCACGTCCTCGAAGTGCCCCGGCTCAACGTTGAGACGGCACGAGCGCTGGCCAGCCACAGCCAGGTGGCCACACCGGACGGCAAGGCGCTGGCCATCGTCCGCCTCGGGGACTACACCGAGGAGCGGGCGCCGCAGAACATCCTGCTGAAGTCTCTAGAGGAGCCCGCCGAGGGCCACCACTTCATCCTCATCTCCCATGACCTGGTCGCGGAGACCGTCGCCTCTCGCGCGACCCGCTTCGAGTTCGGCTACCTGTCGGTGGCGTCCATCGAGCACGCGCTCCGCCAGCGTGGGCTGCCCGAGCACGAGGTGACACAGTTCGCGCGCCAGTGCCACGGCCGGGTCGGGGATGCCCTGCACATGGCCGATCTTTTGCAGAAGAAGGCCCTGGTGATCACGGCCATGCGGGCTATCCAAGAACATGATTCCGAATCTCTAGCCCGGTGCGCCGATGCCTGGACTCCTGCACACACAGAAACGGCGGTGGCATGGTGTTACGAAGCGATCATCGGGAGGGACAAGTCCCGCCTGTTCAGCAAGGCGGAATTGGGCGACATGTCCAGGAAGACAGCGACTCGTATCCTGATCGCCCTACGCGACACGCATCGGCCCCGGCTGGTGGTGAGGGGCTCGCTGCAATCCGTCCTGTCGGCAATGGGCTGACCAAGGCGCACATCGGGATCATCACCCTGTGGTGTCCCGTGTGTCAGGAGGATGGCGTAGCCTATTCAGTCATGGTGGCGAACGCCTGGATCCGACACCACGACAACCTTCACGCTCTAGAGGACTCCGATGTATCCCGATGACCTGACCGACATGACTGGGATGCAGGTCATCCTCAGTGAAGCCGTGGGGCGTGACAACGCCATCGTGATGGAGGGTGAACCGTGGTTCAACGCCAAGGTCGCCATGCACCCGCTGGACTTCTACGAGATGGGTACTCCTCCCGGATCGCTGAAGCGACTGGAGAAGGGGCTCGACTACCTGCTCGCTGAGGCCAACCGGCAACTGGATCAACTGGAGGCCCGCCTTGCTGCCTGAGAACCATGAGTACGAAGTGCTCCGCCTGCTGGTGGTCTCCTACCCCTCCACCTGCATCGCGGATGACCGGCACCGCATCCGTCCGGGCGACAAGGCTGCCCGGCTCCAGCGTGCGGACAACCCCATGTGGCCGGTGCCTGGGCTGGTCTGCTACAAGTGCGCCAAGGGCATGCGTAGGGCGGTTGCCTGATGTCCACGTTTTCGGCCTGGTGGAAGGCCTACCAGGATGGCAAGGGCATCCGGCAGATCACTTACGTCTGCGGCACCGAGAAGATCCTGGTGGATGAGGTGGTCGGTGGCATCCAGCGCTCGGTGGCCGACGCATGGGGATCCATGAACCTGGCGGTCACCGAGACCAATCAGCGGGAAATCTGGGAGATGCTGGACCGGCGTCCGATGTTCTACACCAACGCACTCACCGTGCTCTACCACGCGCAGGAACTCCAGGACACCCAGCGGCTGTGGGAGTGGTGGAAGAACAAGAAGTACAACCCGCACCACTATCTAATTCTTGTTTCTGATCTGGACGCCGCGCCCCGCCAGCAGGTCGGTGACCCGAAGGAGCACAAGACCGAGGTCGTCCCCCACCTGCGCTTCGGTGCCGCGGGCTGGCTCATCGAGTGCAAGCCCTTCACTCAAGCCACCACGTCCACCGCCGTCCAGTGGGTGCGCTCGAAGGTGGAGATGACCGACGCCGTCGCCGGGCACCTGCTCAACCGTGCCGATGGTGACCTCCGGCTGGTGCGGGACGCGACCCAGAAACTCAAGGTGTTCCCTGGCACCATCACCCAGAGTGTGATCAACGACCTCTTCACCGCCGTGCCCCGTGACTCCTTCGTGGATGCCCTGCTCGCCCTCGACAAGAAGACTGCCCTCGCCGCGCTGGAGCGCCTGCCCACCGAGGACTACTCCAGGACGCTGGGCATGCTGGACTCGTCTCTAGAACTGGCGGGGACGGTCCATGACTTCGAGACGAACAACAAGCCGAGGCTCGAACTGATCAAGGCGGCAGGCAAGAAGGCTTGGCTGCTGCCGGAGGTGGAGAAGGTCGCGAAGCACTACGACCTGAAGCGGCGCAACCGGACGCGGCAACTGCTGCTCATGGCCGACGAAGCCCTCCAGGGTGGCGAGACCACGGGAGTGTTCGAGTCGCTGGTGGCGCTGTGGTAAAGCGCGCCCGCAACTACCGGCTCGGCAAGTGGGGGTACCGAGGGGTGCGCTACCACGAGCACTCGGACCTGTTCCAAGCCCGGTGCTGTGGTGAGGAGACCTACCACGAGGAGCCCGAGGACGCCGCCCGCGCGTACGATGCCATGGCCAAGAGGCACTTCGGTGACTCCGCCATCCTGAACTTCCCGGAGGAGACCGATGACTAGGAACTACGCGGCGATTCGGTCAGCCGAAAAGTTTGAGGCCTTCGTGCAGCGCCTTCTCGAAGAGGGCAAGCCGTTCGGGTTCGACATCGAATCCGGCTACTCCGGTCCAGACCTGGCAGGAGCAGCGCTGCTGCCCTTCCATCCCCGCTGGATCATGACGGGGTTCTCCTTCACGAACAGTGTCGAATGGGGCCGTTACGTCCCGGTCGCCCATGACACCGGGCAGAACGTAGACGACCCCCGGCGCACGGCGGCGGCGTTGTGGCGGCTCTTGCAGAGCGGTAAGGGTGTGGCGCATAACGCTTCCTTTGAATTGTTGGGGCTGTCGCGGTGGTTCCGAGACATGCTCTCGGATGATCCTGAACTCGGCCTGGAAGTACACAAGTCGAAGGGCACGTTCCCGATCTACAGCGACACGCTCATCGAGGCCTACTGCACCGGGCTGTTCGCTCCGCAGAACACTGGCGGCCCCGGCATCGGCCTGAAGGGGCTGACCAAGTTCGTCTTCGACCACCAGATGGTGGAGTTCAAGAGTTTGTTCGACAAGTATACGACGAAGGTGAGGTTCAACTCTCTACCGCCCGAGGGTGTCAACGTCGAATACGCCTGCGAAGACAGTGTGTGGTGCCTGGCCCTGCACCTGAAGCACTACCCGCTGGTGAAGGACTCGTTCATCTTCAAGACCGAGATGCAGTTGCAGCCGGTGCTGACCGAGATGGAGATGGAAGGCCTGCTTCTCGACTGGGGGAAGATCCACGAGAAGACTGAGGAGGTGCAGCACTTCCGCGACAGGATGAACGAGGAAATCATGGCCAACCTCTCCGAGCGGATGGGCGAGGTCATCAACTTCAACCTGGCCTCCACCAAGGAACTCGGAAATCTTCTTTTCGAACGGCTCGGCCTGCCGATCAAGAACCGTAGCGAGAAGACCGGCGCCGCATCCACGAGCGAGAAGGCGCTGCACGCCATCGCCCAGCGGGATCCCGTCGTCGCTCGCGTCCTGGAGTACCGCGAGGTCAACAAACTCCTTGGCTCCTACCTCCGCAAGTACGACACCGAACTCAACTACTGCGACTGTGGCCGAGCCCACCCGAACCACAAGCAGACGGGGGCAGCGACCGGCCGCATGTCGGTGGACCAGGTCTCGTATCAGCAGTGGCCGAAGCCGTACCACTACGAACTTGGTGACGGCACGACCTTCGACCTGAACTTCCGCGACCTGCTCATCTCCCCGAAGGAGTACCGCATCGTCGGCTACGACTTCAGTCAGGTGGAGTTGCGTGTGCTCGCAGGGCTGGCCAACGAGACGGCTCTACTCAAGGCCTTCGCGGACGGCACCGACATCCACAAGGCCACGGCCAGCCAGATGATGGGCATCCCGCTCGACCAGGTCACGAAGAAGCAGCGCGCCCAGGGCAAGACGCTGAACTTCGCGGTGGTCTACGGCTCCGGGCCCGCGAACATCGCTGAACTGCTGACCACCCCCGATGCCCCGGTCACCACCGAGGACGCTCAGGAACTCCTCTCGAAGTACTTCGCCGCCTTCTCCAACCTCAAGGGCTGGATGGATGAGCAGGTGGAGTTCGGGCGCAAGAACAAGTACGTGCTCACACCGTTCGGCCGTCGCTTCACCATCTGGGAGTACGACTCCCACAACGGCTGGATCGTCAGCAAGGGTGACCGCATGTGCGTGAACGCCCCGGTGCAGGGCGGCGCTGCGGATTACATGAAGATCGGCATGGTGCGGGCGCAGCGGGCGATCAAGAAGGCCGGGCTCCAGGAGAAGATCCGCCTGGTGATGACAGTGCACGACGCCCTGGAGTTCTACGTGCACGAGTCGGTCAGCACGCAGGAGGTCATCGATCTGATCACGCCGCAGGTGTCGTTCAAGGTGAAGCACCTGCCGAACCTGCCGGAGATTCTGGCCGAATGGCACGAGGGTCCGACGTGGGGCAGCGTGGTGGATGTGCTGCTCGACGCTGAGAAGCACGTCACCGGCTATGAACTGGATGGGGTGGAGGGGATCTTCGAGACGTGGCAGGAAGTGCTGGCGGCTACCACCGCCGAGCCTGATCCGGTGACCGAGCCCGAGGAGGAACAGGGAAGTCCCATCCCGGTAGAGTCACATGTCTCTGGATACACCATCTCGATCCCGCGGATGCCTGATGAGCAGCAACTGACATCGTTCCTCGCTTTCATGAATGAACACCCCGGGTCTCATCCGGTGGTCGTTGCGAGTCCTGCTGGCAACATCACCATGGAGACGAGACATACGCTGCCACCGTTTGCTGTGACTCAGATCAGTATTCTTCTCGGCGGCGCATCGGTCACTGAGACCAGGGAGAACTCGCTTGAAAATCTTGTTCGGGAGTTGGAACTGTGATCCCTGAACTGGAGAAGTACGACACCCCGCTCGCCGGGGTGGAGCAGCGGATGACCGGCTGGGTGGAGGAGGCGCTGGAACTCCGGCACGGCGCAGCCGAGGATCCGGACGGCACCCTCGACGGCATCCTCTTGGTGATCTTTCCCGATGAGGTGATCCACGCCTTGCAACGGGTGCGCGCCCGTTCCGACCGGGTCGATGGGCTGCTGGCCAACATCACCCGCGCCCGAGGCAGGCTCCGTCGCATGCAGGCCAACGCCAAGTTCGAAGCCGAGCGTGCCTACGCTGAGGCAGCCAGCCGGGGGCTCACCCACCGGGTGGACTTCTCCTCCGCCAAGGAGCGGGACAGCAACGCCCGGCTGGATTCTTTTGAACAGGAACGCGTCGCTCACCATGCCGCCCAGGCGGTGGCCATGGCGGACGAATGCTACGAGGTCATCCGTGACATCTCGTGGCAGTTGAACGGCATGCGCACCGAACTCCGGGCCGTGCTGAACGCCCTCCAGATGGAGTCCAGTTTGGAGCGGTAACCTCCTGAGTATTACACGGACGTGTGATAGACTCATCCCCGGCATCAGGATCGTGATGCCACCCACAGAACAAGAAATGAGACGACATGCCTCGCATCGATTTCGCCCCAGAGTTCAAGAAGGCGACGACCAACTACGACTTCCCGAAGTTGAAGTTGAAGAAGGATGAGCAGGCCCGCATCCTGATCTACGAAGCGCAGCCGATGATGGAGTTCGTTCACACCATCCGTGCTCCGAAGGTCATCATGGGCAAGCCCGTGATGGAGACCAAGTCCCGTCGCGATGGCACGCAGTACCAGGACTACCAGATGGACTTCCTCTCGAAGCCGATCTGCCTCGGGGACTACAACATCCTCATGGAGAAGGGCAGCGACCCGAAGAACTGCCCCGTCTGCGCTCTAGCGCACGAGTCCACCGACATGGCCGCGGCACCGCAGCGTCGGTTCGCCATCCACGTGGTGCGGTACAAGACGAAGCAGGGCACGACGAAGCCCGCCGTCCCCTTCTCGGTGGAACTCGTGGTGTGGTCCTTCACGGACAAGACCTACAACAAGATCGAGGAGTTCCGTGAGGAGTGGGGCGACCTGCGCCAGCACGACATCGTTCTGAACTGCACCAACGAGCCGTTCCAGTTGTACGACATCAGCATCAGCCCGACGGCTGAGTGGATGCAGGACGAAGAGCGCATGAAGTTGGTGAAGACCACGTTCAAGGAGAATCAGATCCCCGACCTCTCCATCGCCTGCGGCTCCCGCAAGGAGAAGAAGTGGATCGATGAGGACGTGCAGAAGGTGCGTCAGCGCTGGGTGGAAATCTCCGGTGCGCAGACCGAGGCCGCCCCTCCGCTCGGTGACGCCCTGAACGGCCTGTTCAGCAACGTCCAGCCCGGCTCAGCAGCGGCCACCTCACTCGGGTCCGGTGCACCGGAGCGCGGTGCGGACCCGGAGCCCGCACCGTTCGACAGCAACGCCGTCCTCGGGCTGGGTGAGCCGCACACGGCTTCCACGCCCAGCATCACGGTGCCCGTCTCCACCGCGGAGAAGAGCCTGGACGACCTGCTGGCGGACCTGGGCGACGATTGATAATCGGGCTCGACCTCGCCGCCAAGTTCAGCGCCGCCGTGGTGCTGGATGATGGCGGCGAGGTCATCGACCAGTTCGATTCCTGGGGCATCTCTGCTCTAGCGTTCCTCGACAAGATCGTGAACTGGATGACCTACTCCCAGACCCGGGTGAAGTTGGTCATCGAGGATGTGCCGTATGGCATCGGCAATCAGAAGATGATCAAGTCGGTGCTCCGGCTCCAGGGATTTCTCCAGGGGTTGCTCGTCACGGAGATTCCGCGTGACCGTCTGGAGGACGTGTATTACGTCCTCCCCTCCACCTGGCAGCGCTGTTTCGAAGGCGTCTGGCGGGGCGGCAAGGAAGGTGCCGAGGCAGCGGCGAAGACGTTCCACTACGAGGCGCCTGATCTTCTAGTGGAGTATGCCGATCGGCTCCCGGCGAAGGGGCCGATGCGCACCAAGGCTCTAGCGGACCTCCGCAAGATCAAGACGGACTACAACGACGCCTTCCTCATTGCCGAATGGGCATTCGCTGCCGATGATGAACTTGGTGAAGTGACGCAGCCTTTCTTCATCTGACGTATTACAAAGTATAGCAAAGTATAAGGGCGTATAAAAATGGCTAAAGGCGACGACCCTCTGGCTCTACTCCTGGCCAACGCGTCCAAGAAGTATGGGCTGACAGTAGGCAGCATGGGTGACATCGTGGACGATGTCCAAGCGGTGAGCACCGGCAACCTGGCGATCGACTACGCCATCGGTGTGGGCGGCGTTCCGATGGGGCGCTCGCTGGAGTTGTACGGCATGCCGTCCTGTGGCAAGACCACCACTGCTCTCCAGGTGGCAGCAGAACTCCAGCGGATCATCAAGAGCGGCGGGGATGAGGCCCGCGGCATCAAGACTGACGACGTGATCCTCTACCTGGACTACGAGCAGTCCATGGATCCCGAGTACGCCAAGGCGCTCGGCCTCGACGTGCAGCACGAGTCGTTCAAGATCACCCAGCCGGACACGCTGGAGGCAGGTGCGGACTTCACGCTGGCTGCCGTCCGCACCGGCCGGGTGCGCCTGGTGATCTTCGACAGCGTCGCGGCCATGAACCCGTCGGCCACCGCGGAGGCGGAGAGCATCGGCAAGGCCATGGCGTTCACGCAGGCCAAACTCATGAAGCCGTTCGGCGTCACGCTGAACACGGTGCTGGCTGAGAACAACTGCATGGCCATCTTCCTCAACCACGCCGTGGAGAAGATGGCCATGGGTGGACGCCCCGGCATGCCGCCGACCATCAGCACGCCGGGCGGGATCGCGCTGAAGTACTTCTGCTCCGTGCGGGTGGAGTACCGGAAGATTCGGGACAACAAGGAGACGGTGATCGACCCGCTCAGCCAGGAGGAGGTCGAACGTCCGGCGTCCACCGACGTGCGGGTGAAGGTGGTCAAGAACAAGGTGGCCAGCCCGTACCGGGAGGCCGTCGTCCGCGTCCGGTTCGGCCGAGGCTTCGACAACTTCTGGACAGCGATGCAGGTTTTGATCGCGAACAAGAAGGTCATGTACTCGCAGGGCTACTACTACTTCCACAACGTGGAGAGCCTGGGGCTCGTGCCGGACTGGATGGAGCGGGCCACGACCGGCATCAAGCGCCCGTACATCCGGGGCGAGGTGAACGTGTTCGCGCAGGCTGACAAGGACCCCGACTGGCGGGACGCGATGATCCTGCTGGCCGAGGAGGTCGTCCGGGACAACACCAGCGCGCTGGCCAAGGTGGCGCCGCAGGGTGCCGAGGAGGCAGACGAAGAAGAAGTTTCAGATAGCCTATAGATTTTTCGATCTACGAGGAGTACACTCTAGAACATGACAACCGTAACCCGTGAGCAGATGGCAGCCAAGATGCTGTCGCTCGACACCGTCTACGACCGACTCCGCCAGACTGAGCCTCTGGAGTCGATCACGATCACTCCCACCACCCCCGTGCACTTCGAACTCACGGACGGCTGGGAGGCCGAAGTCGCGGCCCTCGGGCCGAACGACTCCACTCAAGCGAAGATCGTCGTGGGGGATCAAGATTTCCACATGACGAGAGACGCTGCCCTCCAGGCCTGTGCCAACGTCGGGCTCACCGGCGCGTACGTCCGGAAGACTCCGGGCGAACTGGTGCAGGCGCACCTCGACTACCACTACAGCCACGGCGTGGACGGCAAGGAGATGAACGCGCTGATCGTCAAGGACAACCTGGCGGCGTTCTCCTCCGCGAAGATCAAGCCGTTCTCCAACATCACTCTGCTCGACCAGGCCCTCGACGTGATGACCCAGCGCTACGGCGAGAACGCGGACATCCGGGCCGACTACAAGTTCAACAACTCCCTGCTCGACACCAACGTGCGGCTCGTCGCACTGGAGCAGGGGCGCACCATCACCGGTGGTGGCATGAGCGACATCCCCAGCGGGGCTGACGACGTGTGGTACCCCGGCGTGACGATGCACAACTCCCTCGCTGGCAAGAGCATGAGTGCGTTCGACGTGTTCATGTTCCGCCTCTGGTGCACCAACGGTGCGATCACCACGCTCGACGCCGTCGGCGCGTGGAACCGTCACCTGAACGCCCAGAACGAGCAGGAGGTCTACGAGTGGGCACGCTCCTCGGTGGACGAAATCCTCGGAGGGATGGAGCAGCAGTTCGCATCCATCCAGGCACTCACCCAGTTGCACCTGGGTGGTTCGACGGCCGAAGTGCTCCGCGAAATCTTCTCTGAGTGGGGCATCCCGGTGTCGCAGCGCGACGCCATCCGGGAACTCCTGCTCGGCGCTGAGTCGCTGAACATGTACACCCTGATGAACTCCATCACGCAGGTGGCCAACGAGGGTGACATCAGTGACGCCCGTCGCGACCGCCTCATGAGGATCGGTGGCTCACTCCCGACGCGGCACTACAACAACCTGAAGGCCCGCGTCTGGAACGAGGGGCACACGTCCACCGAGGATGTCAACCCCTACGAACTGGTCATCGGCCAGTAGCATAGAGACCGCTGCCCGGGTCCGGTGCTTAGTGGTGTTTGTCACCGCAGGCCCGGGCAGCCCCTCTGGAATCGAGAAGATCATGAAGTCCCTAACCCTCACTGTCAACGTCCTCGATACGGAGGAGGCTGACGTGGAAGAACTTCTCTGCGGCTTCGGCAAGTTGCTGACCCAGGGAAACAAGATTTCGGACTACGTGATCCATCATGTGGTCACCGAGCGACGCCCCAAGCGGGGGCCCTACTCCATTGAGGACAAGTGATGGGCAAGCCAACCACCAACGCCCTGCTGTGGGTGGACATCGAGAGTACAGGGCTCGACCCCGTCTTCGACTCCATCCTGGAGGTGGGGGCGATCCTCACCGACCTCGACCTGGTCCCCATCAGTGGCTACCACGAGGTGATCAAGCCCGACCGCATGGCCATCGAACGCCTGCGTGGCGCACACGACGTGGTCCTGTCCATGCACAAGGAGTCCGGGCTGATCAAGGACATGCGGACGGCTACCGTCTCGCTGGCTGAGGCCGAGGCGGAACTCGTCCGCATGGTGACGGCCACCGCCTTCGACTACAACGAAATCTCCCTGGCGGGCAGCGGTGTCGCGCACTTCGACCGCCGCGTGATCACTCACCAGATGAAGGATCTGGACAAGTGGCTGACGTATTACAGTTACGACATCGGCGTGTTCCGTCGGATGGCGACGCTGTTCAACCACGGGCAGCAGGTCATCCCACCGGTGCGTGAGTCCTATATGGAGGGGTTCAAAGCCCACCGTGCTTGGGCTGACGTGTCCGCGCACCTGGCAGAAGCCAAGAAGTTCAAGGACTGGGTGGCCGGACGTACGGTTCCCCTCAGCCAGCAGCCGGTATGACCGACCTCTGGCACAGACCTCACCCCGGGCCGCTCTACTGGGACTGGCGTTGCCTGGTCTGTGGTGAGCCGGTGGATGACCACCCCTCCTGGTGGCGGAGGCTGCTTCACAAATCTTGATTCTGTGCCTCGTCCTGTTTGACCTCGACGCGACTTGCTTGCCAGGCACTCCAGTGCCCGCTCACTAGAGCCCAGAGGCTGAGCGCGGAGACGTACACCACCGAGTTCACCCACCCAGTGATCAACGAGACCGGGATCATCACGATCCAGAAGATGGTGAGCCACCCGTTCACCCGGCGCATGAACACCGGATCACCTTGCACGCTGGCCCAGAGCGACTTGATCATGCCCTGAACAATCGACCACTTCAGACGATGCTCAGGTGACTGAACTCCCCGTCCCTGGTCAGCATGGTCAGCGCTCCCCGTCGGCCGAGGTCACCCGTCTTCTCCTTCCACCACGTGGACTCGCTCTCGAAGGTCGGGGTGCAGATGATCGTCCGCTCCCGCTTGGTGTCCATGCTCATGGTGTGGTAGTGCCCATGCAGGAGGAAGTGGCTGGCTCCAGGGTTCTGGAGGTTCAGCGCTTGGCCTGCCCACCAGTCCCACGCCTTCCCTCGCCGCCACTGGTGTCCGTGCGCCATCGTGAAGGTGGAGGAGCCGATCTGCCGAGTCATGTAGGTCGCGTCCCGCTCCGGCACGAAGACCGACACGTGGCCGTACGTGGTGGGGTTCAGCGTGAGGGCGTCCGCTAGTGAGATGGCTGCCTCCGTGGCGTGGCCGTCGTCCCCACGGGTGCGCTGCATGCGCTGCACATCATCATGGTTGCCGTTGACGACATCGACCTCGACGTGCTCCACCAGTGGGGCGAAGAGGTCCACGCCGTAGAGCATGAGGCGGCGGAAGACTCGGATCTGCTCGGTGACGGTCAACTCTGTTCGCCACATGTTCTTGCCACCTTGGCTCTGATTGCCCTCTAGGCAATCACCGAGCCACGCTAGGTGCACCGTCCCCACCGGGACGCGGCGGCGCACTTCCTTCAGGTCGTTGGCCGCGTGCTCTAGCGAGCGCACCAGGGTGTCCACGATGCCCTCGGTGCTGTCGCCATCGACCTTGCCGAGTTGCAGGTCACCCGCGAGGTAGTGGTAGACACTCGGACCCGCGGAGCGGTTGGAGACAGGCGCAGGTCGTCGCTTCTTGATGCTCCCGAGGATGTCATCGATGGAGGACAGGGCGCTGGACACCGGCTCGACAGCGAACCGGTAGAACCACGTTCCGGTGGTGAGAGCGTCCTCGCCCTGGGCTGCTCGTGACCAGCCGTGGGTGTTGTGCCTCATCTCCACGAGCCGAACCTTGTAGCCCGGTGGGATGGTGCCACCACCCATCCGCTCCACCGCTTCGGCCCAGTCCTGCTCGGTCTCTAGCCGCTCCGGTGCGGTGAGGGTGATGGCCTGCGAAAGAGGATCCCGCGGATCAATCTCGGCGGAGAACTGATAGTTCGACCGGGTAAATGTCGGTTGCGAGAGTGGTGGCTGGGCTAGGCGATCAGAGAGATTCATCGACTCGGGGTCCACAGGAACACGCTCCCAATCTGTGACGGCGGAGGCTGTTCTCCTTGATGGAGAGGCCAGCCGGGGCGAGGACGGCCAGCAGCGCTGCTGAAGACCATCGTCGGTCATCTAGTGCGGCGTTGATGGCCGCTTGGTCCTTCTCTGACTGAAGGTTGAGCCAGTTCCTGAACCCGCACTTGGAGGGCTTGATGGGGGGACTGGCGAGGGCTCGAACGAGGTCGCTCATACCACATACAATCGACCGACACGCCGCGGACGGGGCGAGGGGCACCTGGGTGGGGCAAAGATTTTTGATTTAGGTGTTGACACGGACCTCGAAGGTGTGTACTATAGAGGTATCAGACAAACACCACCCTGCTACCAAAGGAGCACACCATGTGGATTTTTCTTCCAAGCGGCCTCTTGATGCCGTCCTCGTTCCCCGCCGACAAGGTTCCCGCCGAGTACCTGAAGCCCGAGTACGACCTTCAGATCCGGACTCGCACCCTTTCGCACCTGGAGAACTTCCTGAACGAGTACATGGCACCTGGCACGTACTCCGCCATTCAAGCCACGCCAGAGATGGACTACAACTACCGGGTCTACTGCTCGCACGACGACTTCGCGTGGGCGATGGGCAAGGCAATCGCCGCGATCGACTACAAGAAGTTCAAGCCGACCGCTGAGGAGAAGAAGGAGGACGGCACCTACCGGTGGGGCAAGGACTCCAAGGCCTACCACGATGTGCTCAACTCGATCTGGAGCACCGTCACCCTGCTGGGCAAGCCTGGCGGATGGTGGGGCCCGTACTCCGAGACCAACCCCAAGGGCTACAAGGCCTCCGAGTTCCACTCCCGCTACGGGCTCTCCAAGCCGTCCAAGTACACCTCGTGGGGTAGCAACCCGCTCTTCTCCTCCGAGACGGAGCACAGTGGCTACAACTGGGCCGACTACCTGCCGGACGACGACTACATCGGGCACGACGTGGCCCCGTTCGACTCCCACGACCTGGACTGGTCCCCCACCGCTGAGGAGGAGGCACAGTTCATCATCGATGACCTGAAGAGGGCACAGATCCCGACCAGCGAGTGGCGGGACTCGTGCACCGAGGACGAGTGGATCGCAATCCGGTCCTACTTCGACCGGGAGGTGAAGAGGGAGAGGCGCGAGGCCAAGCGGGCTCGTCGTCGGGAGAACCGCCGTCGCTCCCACATCAAGGCGGCGTGATCCGTCGCTAGTGAACAGGTACCCCTGGTGCAAAGGTTGTGCACCAGGGGTATTTTGTTGCGCTGTCAACGACTTTGTAGTACACTGTAGGAGAACACAGCAACCGTTCACCCTAGCCCAAACTAGGGGTAGCGCTCAGTACCCAGAGCCGCTATGGTGTATGACACCCGCACAACTACATAACGTGAGCAAGGCTGGCGTGGAGGCTTCACCCAAAGTAACTCGGCTAGCCTCGTCAGCCTTGCCCACATCACCCACCAGGAGCCAAGCATGGCCAACGCGCTTGCCAACAAGCAGCAGAAAGTACTTCTCGTCAGCCTCGAACATCAGGGCTGCAAGGTCCGCCGCACCAAGGACGGATGGTTCGTCGCTTTCCCCAGTGGGGGAGGCACGTCCGTCCACACGTCCACGTCTGACCACCGTGCGGTGCAGAATCTACGGTCCACGATCCGCCGTGCGGGTCTGGAGTGGCCGTTCGACTGAGGTGACTTGACCCTTACGGGGGTTGGGTGTAGCATATTGACACTCGCCCCCCGTAAGGAGCCCCAATGCCTAACATTCAGTCTCTATCGTTCACGCGGTACTCGATCACGCACGCCCTGCCGTCCACCCTCTCGGACCTGGAAGGCGACGTGACCGCCGCGTACGCGCACTTCCAGGCCAACGGTCACGGAGCCCAGGTGCTCCCGGAGACCTTCGGGCTCGAACTCGAAGGCAGCGACCTGGTCATCTCCTGGGTCATCCAGGAGAGCCCGGTGATCAACGCAGTCACCTCCGCTCCCACAGCGCAGTAGGAACGAGTGTCAGCCCCCCTGGGTGGAGCGACATTCGACACCTCCACCCAGGGTGACCGCCTCAGTACGATGCGCTCTAGCGAACGCACGCGCCTTGACCGGCTTCGTGCATCCGCCGAATGGGCCAGACTCTACTGGGAAGGCGAGGTCACCCACCTTGACCGACAAATTGCCGAACTCGAAACCGAGCAAGCGAAGGCGTAGCCGTCTTTGGCTGGAGCATCCTCGGGTTGCTCTAGTCTCGGCTCTAGTGGGCTCGGCGGCGATCATCTGCGTCTTCATCGGTGGCGCCGCCCTCTACGAGCAAGGTATCCACGGGCTGCTGTGGGAGAAAATCTTGTTCTGGCTCGGCGTCGTGCTGCTCATCTGCTCGGCCATCTGGTCTCGGGATACGGAAGCACAGGCCTGGAAACGGGCCGACAAGCGAGAGCGCCGGAAGAAGCGGCTCCGATAGTTCCCGGTGTGACGCACATCCTGACGGTGACCCTGACCGACGAAGAGTGCCATGCCCTTCATGACCTCCTGCTCACCACCGTCGCGGTGAGTGAGGCGCTGGCATCGGCCCGCCGAGAGGTGCTGTACAAGATCGAAGAGGTCATCGACACTCCCCACCTGTTCTGAAAGAGCCACGCCCGGGCTACCCAACCCGGGCGTGGCTTCTTCACTCGACAGTGGCATTGGAACGGTGAGGGCCGACACCTTCACCCAAGTAGGCGTCTGTCCCGTTTTCCCTGCACAGCCTGTCGTGCTCCCCTGGCTGGGTACCCATCCCCACCGGCTGAAGTAGGAAGAGAATACCTGTATTCCCGAAGGGTCACAACCCCTTGTACTTGTGCATCTGCTGTACTTGTGCATCTGCTGTACGCCGGGTTGGATCCGGGAGGGGTTTCGGGTATCATAGGAGGATGCTGAACGCAGGAGTCGCCCGCCGCCACGCCATCGAGATGATCGAGGCTACCGAGGAAGAAGTTCTCCAACTCCCCGAAGAAGCGCTCTCACTGCTTGACTCACTGATCCAGTTGCCCGGGGTTGAGGTGTGGCCGGTGGAACGGCGGTCGGGGTTGCGCTGGAGGATCGGGATCGCCCACCAGACGCCGTGTGTGACGACTTTGGCACCACAGGTGATGGCCGGGTACCCTCGGCACTTCTAGAGGCCTCAGACGGCGTCGTAGGCGCAGCCAACGGCTCCGGTGGTGCTACAACGTGGTGCACCACCGGAGCCTTCGTCTTCACGGTGGCCGTCACGGTGGGGCCGGGGAGGATGCCCCCACCTAGGCGGCCGGAGAAGGGTGCGTTCATGAGGTAGATCGTGAGCGCGAGGGCTAGAGCCACGATCGTCAGCACGACGGTGTAGAAGTTGATCCAGCGGGGGCGGCGGATCTTTCTCATGGCTTCAGGCTACCGGCGTGGCTTGAGGTCTAGACCCATGCCATGCCGTCGCAACTCCTTAGCAAGCACGGTGCGGATGGTGGACTCGTGCAGCCCGAGCAGCAGGCCTGCCTCCACTGGGGTGACCACGCCTCGCGCATCGAGGATGGCCTTGTTCCGCTCCTTGATCAGATCGGCGTGGATGTCACTCAGCGCGACGACCTCTTGACGCGCGTGCTCTAGAGACTCCTCCACAGCGGTGATGCGTCCCGCCAACTGCTCGAAGTGCTTCTTGTGCTGGCTGCTCGTCTTCATGGTGGTGTCTCCAGAAAAATCTTGTTGGGTGCTAGACGACGGCGATCTTCATACAAACTTGTTGCGGTAGTAGGTCACCGTGTGGCCGATGCCCGTGCGCAGCGGCATGAACTTGTAGCCCTCGGGGTAGAGGATGTCCTGCGTCCCACGGTCGGCCACGACAGGGCGGCTGGCGCTCTCGCCGGGCCGCATGGGCAGGTGCTCGATGCGAGCGCCGGGCACGAGCCGGGCGACCTCCTGGGCCACGTCCAGCACGGTGGTGTGCAGGCCGGTGCCCGCTTCGATCGTCGGCTGTGCTCCGCGCAGCATGGTGAGCGTTAGAGCGTCCACCAGGAAGCGCGCCACGTCCACGACGTAGACCATGTCCATGACCTGGAGACCGTCGCCGTAGACCTCGATAGGAGCCCCGTGGAGGGCACGGGCGACGAAGGACGGCACAATCTTCCGAACCTTGCTCGTTCCGAACGGAGCGGCCACGCTCTGGCCCGGTCCGTAGGCATTCAGCGCCCGAACGTTGGTCACCTTGGAGCCCCGGTACTGCGCGAACATCGTCGCCAGGCGCTCGACCGAGTTCTTCGAGATGGAGTACGGATTCTGCTCCCAGTAGTTCCCGACGGCGATGTTCACGCCGGGGATGCCGTACTGATTGGAGGCCTCTAGAACGTTCAGGCCACCGGTGATGTTCGTCATGATGGCGGGCGTGGGGTTCGCGATCGTCTCCGCCGTCCCCAGCACACCGGCGAGATGGATGAAGCCGTCCACATGGGCCATGGCCTCGGTCACGGCGACGCTGTCGCGGATGTCCCCAAGGTAGGTGGTGACAGGCCGCTTGGAGGCTTCCTCTCGCGTGTGCTGAGCGTGATCGAACAGGATCACCTCGAAGCCCTGGTCGAGAAGTTCTTCGGTGACGTGCGAACCGATGAAGCCAGCGCCACCGGTGACAAGAATGGAAGTCATGCCGTCGATGATGTCATAGATTGGGCGTCGGCGTTGGCTAGAGCCGTCAACTCCGCGTACAACTCCTTGATCAGGCGATCGTCCTTGTCGATGGTGCGCCGTAGAGCGGCGACCACCTCCAGTTCGTCCACGAGGAAAAGAAGATTCTTCTTCTTCCGGTCCTCGGCGTCCTTGATCATCGGCAGGATCAGGTCTGGGTCAGTCATCAGTACCTCACGAGATGTACGAGGCGAGAGGGAGGTCGATGTTGTCCCCCTGGATTTGGTAAGAGTGGACGTAGTCGCCATCGGATGTCCGGACGAAGCCCTGCTTTTCCGCCACCTTGCGCTTATTGATTTCCGCCCGCTCCTTCTCGATCCGTGCGCACTTAGGACAGGCCACAGGGCCGTGGGAGAAGTAATTGGGTTCCGAACCTACTGCCCAGCGGTGACCTTCGCCCTCCAAAGCGGTAGGAGCATCGATGGTGCCGATGGCCCGCCACTCCACATTTTTGATCAGCCCATGACCATGGCTGTCCTTCTTATCCACGACCTGGGACGTGGCGTAGTACGGATCACCTTCCCACTTCTGGAAAGAAGAATTCAGTTCGTGGACGGAGATACCAGTATCCATCCACTGGCGGACCCAGATGGCGGCGACTTCCTCGCGGGCCTTGTGCTTGGTTGCCATCAGCACCTTCTGCGCTGCTTCGGCCTCGGCATAGATGGCCTGCCGCTTCTGCCGTGCTCGCTCGATCTTGCTCGGTCGCTTCCTCTTGTCCTTCTTTGGACGTATCACATATAAGCCAGTGAGGCAGAGAGCGATGGTGCCTCCGAAACTCATCAGGAGTTCAATCACATTGAGGACAGTAGGCATCAGTCCACCTCCGTCAGCGCCTGGATGTACCGAGGGTTCCAGTACATCTTGTACGTCCCCGAGTTACTGTCTCCCGGGTTCTCATCCACATCCACCAGGTAGGACCCGTTCACATGAGCCACCACCGTGCCGGTGTCAAAGTCACCCATTCCCCCGGAGAAGAGGACTCTGTCTCCAGCCTCGAAGGTAGGAATCCAAGGTGTCGGGGTCTGTGCCATGACCTTCTTGATCATCTCGACGGTCTCCTTGATGGAGTGAACGTCCCAGTCGAACTCCTCGTTCAGTGTGTTCCACCAGTCGAAGCGCTCGTTGCTCCCGCCGTCCCGGTAGCCCTCTTCGTACTCGTCCCGCTCGTCACTGCCCATCGTTCTGTCCTCGCAGTTCCTGAATCAAGTAGGCGTATCGCACACTGAGCGCAGCGAGACGCCCTAGAGTGCAGAACAGCACGTCATACGTCTCGTCGTCGTCCATCTCGCGCATGATGGCACCGACGACCTCCCCCACGTGGGCACCCTCCGCCTTCAGTTCCCAGACGGGCACCTCAGCGTTGATCCCCAACCGCATGCGGAGCATGGCATCGACCAGTGGGGTGAGCAGTTCGTCCACCCGTGCATCGGCTCCGGACAACTCCTCCTCAGCCGCTCGCAGTTCCGCCTCATCGTCAGCGTCGTAGGTCATGTCTCGGTCCAATCATCGGGGCGCATGGAGTATAGAAGAATCTCGCCTGGACTGGCAAACACCATGGTCTTGTTGCGGTACTTGTAGGTGCCCGGCGTGGAGACGACGGCGTAGCAGCGGCCATCTCGCCACTCCATCGGCAGCGTCTCCACGTCGGTCACCTTCTTCACGGCATGCTTCTCATCGCATGGATCATCTCGCGGCGCCTGGGCGCGGTTGCGTTGCTCCAACGGGTGAGCCAGTCGGTCAGGCCCTTGTGCTGGAACGCGTGGAGTACCTCTAGAAGTAGAGAGTCGGTGAGTTCCGGCATCACTCGTCCGGCCAAATCTTCATGGCTCGGCGCATGACCTCTGGGCTAATCTCCAGCGGCAGTAGTGGTGGAGGGGCAGGCACCATGCACTGGCGCAATCGGTCCATCAGCGCCTCGCGCTTGAGCACCCCCTGGTCGTACAAATCTAGAAATCGGTGGGCAAGCCCAGAATCAAAAATCATGTTCCACTCCTATCCAGTGGGCATCGCCACGCGTAGTCGTCGTCGGTGTTGGTCCGATACCCACAGATACACTCGACCGCCCAGCCACCGAGGATTCCCCGATGGTCGGACCACCGGATGTAGTGCGCGATGGGCGGCTCGGAGTGGGCGAACTGGTCATGTCGCGCCTGCGCTCGCTGTGCACTGCCGATGTTTCTCTCCTCCGTGATGTACAGCCCATCGCAGTCGGGGCAGCGGACCTCGTAGAGCCTGACGGTCTTCGTCTTCTCTTGAATCTCGGCGGTCACTCGTCCCCCAGCGTGAAGTGGCCGTCGTACTCGTCGGCCGTGTGGTCCTGGTCAATCTCGCACCGGCAGAGGTGCGGGCGCGTGTTGTCCTCGTGGTCGCAGCGGTGGAGGAATTCACCGTCGATGTCCATGTCGTGCAACTCGCCTAGAACCTCGCCTATAGACCAGGAGTAGCCGGTCCCTGCTGCCAGCGTGACCGCCAGCAGCAGGGTCTTGTCGTCCAGTTCGTCAGTGGCCATCAGACGTACGTGCCTTCCGGATCCTTGATCCAGACCTCGGCGTCGTTCGGCACGGTCACGGAGGCCTCACCGAAGGCGAGGACGCAGTACCCGTTCTGTCCATCGAAGAGGGCCGTGATGGGTTTGGACGGGATGCCGGGGTCGAATGACATGGTGCGGCTGGTCACGAGCGAGACGGGCATGCCCACCTGAACTTCGTCAGCCTGGAGGACGGTGATGCGGTCGTTGATTCGGCGGTGCGCCGCGGTGGTGTTGGTCATGGTTCTATAGTACATCCGTCGAAGACGGACCGTCAAGCACCAGGTGCACCACGTAGAGCGCTTCGTCCATCCGCTTTAGAAACCCCTCATCGTGGATGGGGTAGGCGGCGTCCAGCCAGTGCAGGATGCGGGCGCAGGCGGCAGCCCGCTCTTCGTCCTTCACTCGGGATCCACCATCTTGCGGTTCACCATGCGCTTCGGCGGCTGAGGGACCTGGTCGGCCGGGGTGACCTTCGCGGGCTCGGCACCCTTGGCCTCCTGCTGGCCGGTGCCTGGGGCGTAGGTCTTCGTCTCGGAGGTCCAGACAAACGGGTGCTCTTTGTCCCACTCGGCGGGCTCGTCGTCGTGGTGGCAATCGTCGTGCCTGCGCGCCCAGGCAGCGGCCCAGAAGATGGCGGCGATGGCGAACGCGATACCGATGGCAGCGACTGCATCAGGCCAGTTCATGGTTCTCTTCTCCTTGTAAATCTTGTTCTCATGGATCTTTCCGAACCGTCGCTCCAGGGTCTCGCGCATCTCTTGGAGTTGTTCGCGTTCTCGATCGCTCGTGGGCTCCCTCAATGCAGCCACTCTCCTTCGTCTATCCACCGCTGGAGGGTGGAGACATCATCTTCTAGAACCACCGGCGTCTCTGCCGTGATGGGCGTGCGGATCGGAGGCGGGTCGGGTGCGATGAACTCGGGCATGCAGGCTAGTAGCCAGTCCTCATGCCGGAGAAGCACTCGCTTGAGCGCGATGAGGAACGCGTCGGTGGGTTCCTTGTTCGGGACGCCCCAGAGTGTGCTCAACAGTTCCCGGGCGTAGTCGCGAACGCGGTCATCATGCTTCGCCATGTAGAGAGTCCCTGATCCTTTTGACGCGACGGTGGTTCACACCGAACTCGACCATCAGTTGATAGCCGGTGTACCCCTCACGCAGCAGGTCGAGGATGGCCCCGTCAGTGATGTACCCGTTGTTTGGATTCGGCATGCCGCGCTTCCGGAAGCCGTGCACGGTGCGGTAGGAGACACCGGTCTCCTCAGCGATGATCCCAGTTTCGGCGCCAGCCTTGATCATCTGATCGATCTTCTGGTAAACCCGCTCCGCGAACTCAGGGTCACGCTGCCAGTTCTTCGGCAGGGTGCTCGGTTGGTGCCTCATCACATCCATCCCTCGTAGGGGTTGTCGTCGCTCACGTGCACCCACTCGGGGGCGTAGCGCTTCGCCGTGCCCAGCAGCCAGTCTCGACCCACTGGATTTGCAGTATGCACGCGAATCTCGTTCGGCCACTTCTCGTTCTCGATCATCCAGGTGAGTACCGGCCGCGACGTGTCGTCAGTCGAGGTGCCACCGAGGTCGTGGTCGAACGAGACCACTTCGAAATCATGTCTGCTCAGCAGGGTGATGGCTTGTGCAGCGGACTGTGCCAGGTGGGTGAACTCGGCAGGCAGCACACGCTCGTCATCGATGTACAGACGCATCAGTCCCTCTTGTCCTGCCAGAGCCGACAGTCCTTGCACACCGAGCCACCACCAACGCGGTTCTGCCAACGGTGCCCGAACAGGGCACAGATGATCTTCTTCATCAGTCCACCTCGAAAACAGTGGGCCGCTTCAGCAATTCGCGCAGGCGTGGCAGATCCTTCGGCGGTTCGTCCAGCATCTTCTCGACCTGTGCGAATTGCTCCGGCGTCAGCACATATCTTGTTTCGTTCTCATCCATTGTATTTCTCCCATGTCTCTCCGTCGTCGTGTGACACTTCCACGTCCCCATAGTCGGGGAAGCCGTCGTAGTCACTGTCGTGACCCCAGTCTGCAATGTCATCCAGGGCGGGATCGATGTTGTCGTCATCTTCCAGCCACTCGAAGGGATTGCCCTCGGTTTGGTACTCGATGTACCCCTCGTGCCGGATCTTGAAGTGCACCTTGCAGCGGTACTTCGGCTTCGGTGGCTGAGGGACCTTCTCTAAGTCCGCGAACTCAGCCAGTGGCAGTTCGCTATTCATAGTACCTATCCTTCGAATCCATGTAATTCTGGTATTCATCCCACGAGTGATGTTCACCTATCTCGCAGTGACACAAATGATCCTGGTGGAAATGGGTGCAGAGGTGTGATTCGTAGTTATGTTGTGCCATTGTTCGCTATCTTCTTCAGTGCCCGCCACTGGTCCTGCTCACCGGGGTTGATCGATGCGTCCAGCATCAGCAGGTTGTGGTACAGCGACCGGTAGTAGTTCCGGTCCTCCTGGGTCAGTTTCGCATCGTGGCTCGCCTCCAGGCAGAACCGACGGCCGAACTCGGCAGCCCAGCAGAGCAGGTGCGCCTCATCGGTGGACAGTTCGGTCTTGAACATCAGCCCTTCTTCCCAAGGGCGATCCGCTCGGCCATCCGGGCGACGAGACTCTTCGACACAGCAACGCGGAACTCCTCCTCCGCAATCTTCTCGGGAGTCATGATTTCGAGGTAGGCGTCCAGGGCCTCGCCCCAGGGCAGGCCTCGATCCTGGACATCCTGAGCCTCCACGGCAGCGGTGCACAGGTCGGCGTCCACGATGCCGTAGTGCCGCAGCACCACGCCAGCGTCCCTCTCCTCATCGGCCTCGGTGGTTTGGATGCCCAGGATGTCCAGTGCGTGGCCGATGAGGCAGGAGGGTTCGCCGTCACGCCGGTACTCACAGCCGGAGCCAGCGGACATGGGGTCGAGGGGGTAGTGGTAGTCCTCCCCCTTCGTTAGAACGGCCAGTTTCATGGCGTCTGTGAACGCCTCACGAGTGATCATCCCCGTATCATAGAGCACTGGGTACGGTCTTGGCAACCGGAAAATCCACTGGACACTGGCAGGAAACAGGTGTACTATACCGGCATGGCGCACACTGTCGAACTCCTCGGTGGCCCCTTTGACGGGTCCATCGTTGTCGTGCAGGAAACCTCGACGCAGTACATGGTGGTCGCGAACAACACCGACTTGAACTCGATCCGTGTGCACGAGAAGGCTCTACCGGATTTGCAGGTGGGGTTTTACGAGCCACCGAATCCTCTACCCAAGGTCCCACCGGAGCGAGAGCGCTGGTACTGGATCGGCTACCGAAAGCAGGAAGACAATGAGTGAGTCACCTACCCGTCCACCGTTGACGCGGAACCAAAAACTTGTTCTCGGGGGCCTGCTCATCGCCGTGGTGGCTCTGGTCATCGTCATGGTCGGTGCCGCCGCAGCCGCTTCCGGTCCCACCCCGCAGACGGGCACGCCCGGCGCTCAGATGGTCGCTGCCAACCACGCGGCCGAGGTGAAGCAACTCGAAGGCTCCATCAAGAAGAACGTCGAAACGGCCATCCCGGGCACGACCATTCTCGATGTGACCTGCATCCCGGATGGCACCGGGAACGAGCACAGCACGTCGTACGCCTGCCTCGCTGCCACCACGAAGAACTCGGACGGCAGTGAGTCCGGCTACAACTTCACCGGCGTCATCAACTGGGACACCGGCCAGTACGTCTGGAGGCTCGCTCGATGATCGATGACCAAGAAGAACTCACTCGACGCTTCATGACCGAACCTCGCTTCCACGCCATTGTGAAAGCGCTTCAGAACGCAGCGTTCTACGGGGGTCGCTACCCCGTTCTAGAGGCAATGCGCGTAGCCGCACGACTCGATGGGATGTTCAATGACCACGCATGACTATCGCGGTCCGTACGACGAAGCGCACTGCCTCACGATCAAGCGGGTGGAGGGCCCCGCCATCAGCGGAGTGCTCTTCACCGGTGACCCGATCACCAAGGGTGACTTTCTAGTTGTGAAGGACTGGACCGACGAGACGCAGGGACGCGTCTACGTGATCACGGAACTCTATTCGTTCCTTCTACCGGAGAACATGTACCAATACCGGGCCACCGCAGCCTCGAATGGGGCGTAGTGATGCGGGAACTCGCAATTCTCGACCCGTGGGGCTCGATCGTCAATGTCGTGACGACATCGAAGCCTCGCGCTGAAGTGCAGAAGGAATGGCCATCGCACCGCGTGCTGCCCCTGGCCGACGTTCCGGCGCATGCCAAGCACGCCTACGAATACTGGGGGAACCGGCCATGACGCGGGAGCGTGAAGCGCGGATTCGAGCGCTCCGAATCGAACTCGCTGAACTCGAACGCCAGGAGCAGTGGGAACGCCAGATCCGGCTTGCCGGGTTCACTCCCCAGGACGGTGGGTTCTTCGTGTGGAGAAACGTCGAGTGAAAATCTTGTTCACGGCTCTCGGGCTCGTGCTCCTGACCATCTCGTGGGAGAACTCGCAGTACCGACTATCTCTAGTCGTGAACCGACTAGGGAAGTGGTTCTGGACTCACGGAATGATCCGAATAGGCTGACTACTTCTTCTTCTTGATCTTCGCCTTCTGCACGGACTTGTGAATCATCATCCGGGAGGCGTGAACTCCGATTAGAACGCCACCAACCCCGGAGCGGCAGGGCATTCCGGAGCCCGCGCCACAGGTAGGGCAGGACTCTTCCTGCGCCTCTTGCGCGGAGGACTCGGTGGACTCGTCAGCATCAGTCATGAGGGGATTCTACTTCCTTCTCGGGTGCGGCAGCCGTCTGCTTCTTCACCCACCATCGGCAGTAGTAGCCCAGCCCGCCGCAGAGGGCGGCGAGGATCGCCAGCACGGGGATCATCAGATGTCCATTGCTCGGCCGGTGCGAACTCCTTCGCACAGCCACAGCGGCGTGCTGTCGCCCGCCAGTTCCTCGGCGTAGGGATCAGGACCCCAGTGCCCGATTCCATCGCAGTTCACGCCGTACGACCGCTCCGGGCACTGCCCCACCGGGTGCATGCGCACGAGCATGTTGTACGCCGGGTGTTCCTTGTCGGGCACCGGCAAATCTTCTTGACGCACACGTGAGGTCTGTGGCTTCGGGCTGTCACTGTCGAACTGCCCAGCCATGTTGGTGTGCCAGGTCTTGTTGTTCTTCGCCATCAGAGCCCTTTCCACGGGGTGTGCTGTTCCTTGATCCACTTCTCGAAGGCGGCCACGTCGGTGGTCACCAAGCCGGTCTGGGTGTCCACGAACAGGGTCAGGGTGACCATGGAGGCTCCGACGCCCCATCCCCGTGACTCGGGTTGCTTCTCGGCGTGCACGGTGTACTCCTCGTACATCCGGTCCGTCGTGAAAGTCTCAACGCCGGACTTGCCCCAGTCGGTGTACTCGATTTGGTGTGCCATCAGTTGTCCTCTCGTCGGTATCAAGCCAGGCGTCCACAATCTCCTCGTGGTCGTCGGGGTGGTCGTGTGAAAGCCTGCTCATGAAATCTTCTTCTCTCTCAGGTTTGCGTCGCAGATACGTCGGTCGGTGTGCAGGAGCCTCATGTCCGGGTCCCACTCGGCGGCAGCGGTCTTGACCGAGCCGACACCCTCCCCGCCACAGCGGTCGCATGTGACGGGGAACGCCCAGATGTTCATGATCGCGGCTCCAGTCGGTCTTGCACAGCCAGCAGAGCCCAGGAGGACAACTGCAATGCGCGGTAGTCGCGCTTCCAGATCAGGTACTTCTCGATGAACTCGTTCATGAAATCTTCTTCCTCTCGATGATGCCTTCGGCCGCTTCCACGGCATCGCGCCGCAGGCGGAAGTGGGTGCTGACCTGGCCGTAGCCGTCGATGAACAGCCGCCAGTAGTGGACGGTCAGCGGGCGCGGGGCTATGTTGTAGTACTGCTCGACGCGCAGGACGGTGCCGACAATGCCTCCGTCCACGAACAGGTCAGCGCGCCCGGGTCCGTTCGACTCGACCTTGATCTTCGTCATTCCCCTACCTCTTCCTCGAACTCGACCAGCAGGCGGAACACCAGTTCGGCATCCTCGGTGGTGAGGTGGATGCGGATGACGCCGTTCAGCAAGCCGTCCAGGTCGATGCCGTCGATGTCCATCCTCGGGTCGTCCGTGTCCGCCGCGAGGGTGGTGCGGATCAGCGCCCGGCCCACCTCGGCGGCTACAGCAGGAACCATGTCCTCATGCATCATGACTTGTCTCCTTCGATGTAGTGCGCGCCGTCTTCCAGCATCGCGTCGTAGCGGATCTTCGGAATCCGGATCCACTGGGACTGATCGAACAGGCGACCGTAGTACTGCCTGCGGGTGCGGTTCCGGTTCCACTTCCAGGTGATGTCGAATGTCATGCGAACGCCTCCGCGCAGGTCGGTCCAAGGCCCATGGCCCGGGAGTGGTCGTCGGTCAGCGGGCTGAGGCAGCGAGCGCAGACGCTGAACTCGTCAGCGAAAAGAAATGCTGCGGCCTTGGGGTCCTCAGCGATCTTCTGCAAAACAATGGCCTTCGCCGCACCCTTGACGGGGTACTGCACGAACGAGCCGGGGTGGCCCACGAGCCGGGTCACGAACGTGAACCCTGCCCACTTGCCCTTGCTCGGCGTCTTGACCTCGAAGAACGTGACGGCGTTGCTCGCGCCAGCCAGGTCGCGCAGCGCGTACTTGCTGTCCGGCACGGTGACCTTCGCGGTCGCCATCGGCTTGCTCGGCAGAGCAGCAGAGGCCTGGAGGGTGGCGCTTGCGACGAAGATGGCCTGGTGCGTGCTTTGGCTGCACGCCTTGACCTCAGACAACGTGGCGTGCACGTTGTGGCAGTGTCCGCAGTGGATACCGTGCGGGGCGGTGGTGGTGGTGTTTGTGTTCATACTGACAGCGTACTCCTCTCTACAACACAATGCAAGAGGGCCAGGGAAGTTTTTTCTCCCCCGGCCCTCGCTGGTGGTGGCTAGTCTTGTCGGTCGGTCTCGTGCTTGTAGCAGTCCCAGAGCAGCCATCCCACGCCCGGCACTGCGAGTGCCATGGTGAAGATGCCAGCGATCAGGTCCGCGTTCATGATTTCGTGCATTGGTATCACCTCCCTCAACTGAACAGGTGGGTCAGGGCTCGTGCCACAGCCGGGTCGTGCTTTTTGCAGTACCACACCACGAGGGTGAAGACCAGCAACTCGTCAAGCATGCCCACGACGGGGATCACATCAGGGATGAAGTCCAGCGGGCTCAGCGTGAAGGCGATGAACAGCAGGACGGCGATGCGGACCCGCAGTTTGCTCACCTTGGTCACGCGCCAGAGGACTCGCAGTCGGGCACGGAACCGAAGTAGTCGCGTGTACAGCCGGTCGGCCAGCCGCTCTAGCGGGCTCGGGAAGATTTCGCGGGCGAGGGTCGGGGTGTAGATGGTCATTTCTGCTCCTCAAAGAAAGCGGCCTTGCAGCCGGGGTGAAGAACGAGAACGTCTCCGCTGAAGTCGTCAGGCTCCAGGAAGAGCATGTGGCCGATGACGGGCTTGTAGCACTGGTCGCAGTCCCAGTCACCGTTGCCGGTGGTCTCTTTCATGGTCGGCCTAGGCATCAGTTGCTCCTCAGGATGTGGGTGGTGAGGACGATGCGGTATCCGTCGCGGTCCGCGATGAGGGTCTGGCCCTCGCCTGCGGTCATCAGGACCCGAACCGGCTCGCCGTCGATCGTGGCGTTGGGGGTGGTGGTTGCTGGTGTGATGCTCATAGTCATATAGTACACGCCCTGCCTCGGCGGCACAAGGGTTTACATGAAGAAAGCCGCGGTGGTGAGCCGCGGCTTTCAGGTGGGGTAGGACTACTTGATCGGCAACCCGCGCTCGTGCGTGCAGCCCGGACGGTCGCAGTACCACCAGGTCAGGTCGGAGTAGGGCGACCCGCTCGGGTGCAGCCGGTAGCGGTGGCCCAGGATGATGCAGTCCCACGGGATGATGGCCCCGTAGTGCACCTTCCGGTACAGGCTCGTCAGTCGCTGTCTCACAGCCGTGTCACCCTCCAGTGCGTGATGGGCCGGAAGCACAGGCACAGTCGGCCTATCTCCAGGTCGGCTAGATACAGCCGGTGCCGTCCATCGCACCACAGGATGACGTGATCCATCCCCGGGACGGCCGAACACAGGGCCGGGGTGGGTGTCGTGACAGCCCAGCGCGCGACGTGCGTGCAGGTGTGGAGAACCTTGGACTGGCACTCCAGTTCCGGCTCGTCCAGCATCAGCAGGTCGAAATCTTCTTCTTGCAGCGTGTCAGTCAATTCCCAATCCTCTCTCGTCACACTGTAGACAGAACCACTCGTTCAGATCGTCGTTCTCGATCACGATGAACGTCTCGTGCGCGCAGTCAGTTGACATCTTCTTCTTCCTCAGTGAGCGTGATGTTCACGCGCATCCACTTCTTCACGCCGTGGTAGGTCTCGTTCCAGACTTCGGCCTCCAGCACCCCATCGGGGCTCAGGTGGTAGCCGTACTGCCCGGTGGACGTGTGCTCACCCAGGCTCAGCAGATCGCGCTTCACGTCCTCGACCGAGACTGTCGTCTCCCCGTGCCGCTTGCGGGCTCGCATGATGCGTCCGTCTTCAGTCATCAGTAGTCCCAGTCCTCTTCTTCGGCTTCTTGCCCGTCCTTCGGGCACGGTGCTACGTCGCCGCAGACCTCGCACTCCAGTCCGCGCCGGGTGATCCAGTTCGCGTTGTCATCCATGAGGATGTCGCGGTAGTACGTCTGCCCGTGTCTCATTGCTCGGCTCCTTGCATTCTCTTTCGCCAGCGCATCGCATCGTGGATCGCGCTCTCGTATCCCTCTAGCCGGAAGATGTTTTCCGTTAGTGCAAGAGGGTCGCCCGATAGAACCGCCTGATCGGTCAGCACCCGGTACATGTCGTACATACGTTCGAGGTAGGCAATGACCTCATCCATCAGAGCGGCCTCACCGTCCAATGCTCGACGCCTCGCCCGCATCGGCACCGCACGTAGTTGCCGATGTCTTGCATGTGGAGCGTGTGCCGCCCGACGCACCACAGTTTCACTAGAGGGGACGACGTGAGCGTGGCGCAGCCCACATCCACCTCCGCCACGTACTTCGCCACGATGGTGCACCGGTGCTCCGGCTCGACCGAATCGCAGCGTAGTTCTGGCTCGTCCAGGAACAGCAGGACTAAATCTTCTTCTTCCAGGGTCTCCATCAGACCTCGAACTCCTCCAGTTTCTCGTCAATCGAACGCAGCGCTTGGAACTCCTCGGGGAACCTCAGGTTGTTGTTCTCCTCCCACGCCTCGGCCCACTTCATGTAGCCACTCTTGCCCACGTTGCGGTGGCGACGCCGCGACCGCTGCACTCGACTGCCGTTGCGCCCCACGGCCTTCGTCGGCCAGGCGGGCTTGGCCAGCATCTCGGGGTGGCGTCCCTTCCAGCCGGGCAGGTTGTCGCACGGGCAGCCAACAGCGCCGAACCCCCAGGTGATCCGGTTCGTCTTCGGGTCGTAGTAGTTCACGCAGTTGCCCCAGGCACAGCGGATGCGGATGCTCCGTGCCTCCTCCTCCGCACGCTCGGCACGGCGCGTCTCGCGCGTGGTGTGGTCGTTCAGGCTTTCGGACCAGGTCCGTATCTCGTCCCAGGTCATTCGCGGGGTGTGGTCGTGCTTGCGCCGTTGCTTCAGCATGGTGGTCTCCTAATTCTTGTTTTCCAGGCAGCCGCTCGTTCGCTCGGTGCCACCTATGCCGGTACGGCTCGGTCAGGTACTCTTCGCCCCAGAATATAATACGCAGGCACTCCGCGCAATAGGCAGGCCCCGCGGTCATATCGGTAGCACGGTGTAGTGGCTACAGGGCAGCGTGCATGCGCAGGTGGTGCCCCACTCGCATTGCTTCAGCCAGTAGTTGTAGCGCGCTTGGCACCAGGGCACCACCGCTTGCTTCGTCCGGGAACAGGCATTGGTCGCGTAGCAGAGCCACTTCGCTTCGACTAGGCAACCGTGCTTCGTGATCGTCGCCTCGCAGCGAATCTCGTGCTCGTCCTCTAGAAACAGTTCCAGGTCGGTCTTCTCTAGAACATCAGGAATCGGCATCGTCCACCTCGTGGTCGCAAAGCATCTCGTCCCCCTCGTGGCAGTGGTCGCAATCGAAATCGCAGCGCATCTGCTCGACCTCGTGCATCCGTCCGGCCAGGTCCAGCACCTCGTGCGCTTCGGCCTTCAGGCCATCGCGGAACAGGATCAGTGCCCGGAATGCCAGCGCTTCGGTAATCTTGGCCCGCTCCCGCTCGCTCAGTTGCATCAGAAATCATCTTCCCCACAGGCAGCGCAGTACCAGGTACCGGCCGGTGTCTCTTCCAGTTCATCCACCGCTCGACAGTTCGGGCAGGTGAAGTGAGGCACCATGCCCCAGTCGTTCTCCATCAGATCGTCTCGTCCGCGAACTCGGTCATCCGGTTCAGCAGATCCTTCTCGGTGTCCGAATAGCCCAACTTCGGCTCGGCCAACTTCAGAATCTCGACCCAGCCCAGGATGGTGTCGGCCTCATCCGTCGTCAGCGGGAAGTAGGCGCGGGTCGGCAGCGGCGCAGCGTCAGGCCATGGCCCGACCGGATACTCCTCCATCAGAAATCCTTCTTTGCGTGTGCGTTGAGGATGTCGCGGACTCGACGCGTGCTGATCCAGCCCTTGAGCCCTTGCTCGTCCTCTTCGTCACACGCGCTTCGTAGTGCGAGCGCCAATAGAGACATGGGCGGAATCTTCTTCTTGCCGAACATCTCAGTCCCCTTTCGTGAACTTGTTCAGAACCGCGACCGGGACAAGCGCCCTCGACACGTGGTTCTCGTCGCAATACTTCGATATGAATGCACAGTCACAGTCGTACCAAGTGACCCACACCTCTTCGGCCTCGGGCATCACATCCCCTTCGTCTTGGCAATGATCCGGCGCAGTCGCACCACCGGTATCTCCTTGTAGCCGATCGTCTCGGCACGCTCGCACTCGTCCTGAATCTCCCGGAGAGCGGTGCCCAGGCGTTGGATGGTCAGGCCTAGAACCTCGACCAGTTCCCCGTGGTTCAGCCGCGCTAGATCCTCAGGCAGCGTCATCGTCGTCCTTTCCCATCAGTCGAATCTCCACACTCGACGGCGGCTCCAGGATCAAGAATTGGATCCGGACCTCCTGGTCCAGCAGCAGCCGCGCGACCCGGCCCAAGTCCACCGCGTCCAGCGTCAGTGACTCGCCCCCACCTCGGAGGATCAGCGCAGCCAGCGCCAGGCGCAGGTCCTCGACCTCGGCTTCCAGGTGCACCCAGTGGTTCATCTGCTTCGTCAGTTTGTCTTCTAGAGTCATGCACGTATCATACACCCGTGTCATAGACAAACGGAAGGCCCCCGGCGCGAAATCTCACCGGGGGCCTTCCGGATTCCTCAGGTGTGCGAGCAGCGGGTGCCGCCCAGCCACACCTTCACGTCACCGTTGCTCCAGTCCATCGGGACTGCCTTGAGCGACGTGCCACGGGCGGTCAACTTCCCGGTCTTCAGCATCACGGGCACGCCGTGGATGCTGTACTGCACCACGTAGGTCGCGTGCGGATAGTTGCCGAACACCAGCAGCGAGCCGGGCTCGTCAGCGTTGTACTGACAGGGCATCGAAACCCCGGACTGAATCTCGGCAGCGAGCGCCAGGGCACTCGTGGTGAGGCTCGGTGCGGCTCCCCGCGCTCGACTCGAACGGGTGCGGACGGTGGTGCCGCTCACACCTGCGGTGGTGACGGGAGGGGCGACGTTGGGGGTCGCTCCGGCAGCGATTGCGGCCTGAATCTCAGCCACAACCGATGCGACCGAGACGGTGCCGGGTGCGGGGGTGGGGACGGGAGAGCCAGCATCGGCCGCCGTGGCGGCGAATAGGCTCCCGGCGAGGATGGCGCCTCCTGCGAGACATGCGGTGGTACGGGTGCGGATGTTCATGATGTGCTCCTTGGTGGTGGTGCGCCCTCCTGAGGCGCTACAGCAATGGTAGCACCTTCTATGACACACAGCAAGGGCCCGCAAGAACGAAATCTTGCGGGCCCTCAGGGTCGGATGGTTACGGAAGCCAGCGGTGGTTCAGCGCATAGCCCCCATCGGTGTGGTGACGGTCAGGGGACCACAGACGCCACTCCCGCGACTTGATCCAGTCCTGACGCCCGGACATGTACTTGCTCCGCGCCTCGGCGTCCTGCGACCAGGCCAGCGCCCCATCGTTGCCGTAGAGCCGGTCGTACTCACGGGCGAGGTCGCCGTAGTCGTTGCTGTGATCGTTGCTCGGGCAGCCCTTGCCGATGCAATCGAACCCATCGGGGTAGAGCGTGCGGCTCAGGCTGTAGACAACATGAAATCCCATGTCCATCCCAGCGCCACCGACCACCAGTGCGTCGGTCTTGGGCGAAATCTTCATGCCCAGCGCCTTCGACACTCGCCAGGTGTGGACGAGAACGGTGTCCTTGCTCGGGATGGTGAGCACGTCGATGTGGCGGCTCATCCCGGAGGACGCGACGTGCTTGAGGGAGGTCCAGACGGTGTCGCCGGGACGGAGGGACTGACGGAGGTCTGCGATTGCTTCGGCCTGCTCGGTGCGCTCGGCCTTGGTGGTGGTTGACATACTGCGAGCGTAGCACTCTCTACACCACGGCGCAAGAGGCAGTTTCTAGCACTCCTCCGAAATCATGTTTTCTTCTCTCCTCCGCAGCAGGGTGGCCACATCGATCAGGGCTCGCTTGCGCGCTTCCCGGTCGCGGTCCCTCTGCCGCATCTTTGCGGGCAGGTGCCGGAGCCAGGTCCAGAAAATCCAGTTACAGACTCCGATCACCACGACCCCGATCGTCACCAGCCCGGATCCCGGCCGGGCAGCCCAGTCGGCGCTCGGGTTCGGGCCGTCCATCAGTCCACCGATGACGCAGAGGATCGTGCCGGGGAATCCGATCACAGCGATCAGCACCAGCCAGCCGAGTCCGATCACCAGCCGTCCCAACAGGTGGGCGACGGCGGCACGCTCGGCCGCCTCGTGTCTGCTCATATCCGTATCATATCACCATGTAATAGTCACGGCAAGGTGGTTTTCCTGAAGACTGTGAAATCTTCTTTTACACCCTGCACCCCAAACGTAGATCATGATGTTCCCATGACAGGAAAGCATCCGGACCTGAACCGCAAACCGTTGACCATCAGCATGGTCATGGACAGCCTCAGGGAGCAATGCGCCATGGTGGAAGAGGCTCGTGCACTCGTGTCAGAGCGCATCGCCGTACGGGACAGGATGATTGCCGACGCCATGGTGGAAGGCATCTCGTACAAGCGTCTAGCAGCCGTCACCGGCCTCAGCCAGCATCGGTTGTGGCGCATCAGCGTGGATGCCCAGGAGGACACGCTATAGTGTACGCGTGACTGCCATCCAGCAAGTGTCCATCAGGCACTTCCAGAGCCTCGTGGACGTATCCCTCACGCTTGGCAACTTCACCGTGATTGTGGGACCCAGCAGCAGCGGTAAATCCGCGTTCGTCCGCGCCCTCCAGACACTCACCCACAACGCCCGTGGGACCGCCTTCATCACCCAGGGCAAGCCGGGTTGCAGCATCACGGCGACCCTGCCCACTGCGATCGTCACACTCACCCGCTCCCGCTCCTCATCAGCCACGGATGCCTACGGGGTCCGCACCGACGAGAACGATCAGCGGCGGTACACCAAACTCGGGGGCTCAACCCCACCGGAAGTCACCAGCGTCTTCGGGCAAATGGCGGACCCCAGCGCTATCGCATCCCAGTTCGATCCGCCGTACCTGCTCACCCAATCGCCAGCAGAGGCAGCCAGGACACTCGCGGCCCTCACCGGCTCGGACGTGGTGCTCGAAGGAGCACGGGAAGCCAACAGACGGCGGCTCGAAGCAACAGCCACGCTCCGCACCCGCTCATCCGACAAGGCCAAAGCGGAACAAGAATTAGCCAGCCACGCCCAGCACGCCAGCCAATCGGCCCATCTCGACAGCGCGGAACCGCACCTCACCGATGCAAAAGCACTTCTGCACCAGTGCGCAGCGCTCCAGGGCCTTCTGGATCACATCTCGGCAGACTCCACGGGCATCCAGATCCACCGGGAAGCACTCGCCAGCCTGCCCAGCATCCCCGACCTGGCACCGCTCGACACACTCAGCGACAGCATCAGGGCACTCCGGTACAGCATCGCCAACGTGACCAGCAGGGCCTACAGCGTCCGGGACCTGAAGAGCACGCTCGACGGGCTCGAAGTCGAAATCGACCACGCATCAGAGCGCTACGACGAGACGCTGCATGCGCTCGGGGTCTGCCCCACCTGCCATCAGCCGGTCTAACACTCCGCCATACCCAGCAAATACGCCCCAAAACCCCGCAGAACCTGCCCAAAACCCCGCATCAACGCCAGCAGATCCCAAACCGCAAATGTGTACTACTCCAGAGCCCGCACCTCAGCGGACCATCCAGACGTAGAACTGCATCGTGAGCCACCGGTCGAAATCTTCTTGCCGACTCCCAGGGGCAGGCTTGGTCAACCGGCCTAGATACTCCCAGCCGCGCAGTCGATACCGGCTCATCTCGGTGTCTCGCACCACGGCACACTCGTTCGGCGGCTCAGCAGCCACGCGTAGCACCCCCGGAATGCCATCGTGGCGTCGGATAGAGCGACGAACAGCCCCTATTGGGCATCGTCACCCTCTGCGACATTCCCAGAGCCTGATTTGCCCCACCACGCGTGGTCCCCGATGGGCGCTCCGCGCCATGCACCGTCCACCTGGCGCAGTGTTTTGCCCCCGATCGCCTCGGTGTGGGGGTCCTTGCAGATCGTCTTGCCGTCCACGCTGCGTTGGTGGGCGTCGAACAGCGATATGCCCTCGAAGGTCTCGTGACACTTGGCACAGTGGCCGGTGCGATTGCCCCGCTGACGCCAGACGTGCTCTAGAGAGCATGCGGGGTACTGCACAGCGTTACGCCGGTGGTCATCCATGGTGTACATACGGCATAGTATATGCCCAGCGATAGTGGGTAATTGCAGTTTTGGATATGTGATACGATCGATTGCGATCGTGTCGGGTTGAGGTGCATGACCGGTGTGGCATATATGCCCCGGGTGACTCGAAAAATCCGCAGGTCGGGCTAACTCCACCCCTTCAGTCTCTCGACTTCGGTTCATCCGGCCCGGGTGGGTTCTTGTTACCTCTATAGTACACCCGTCAGCGGTGGTGTCAATAGCACAAACGTTCTAATTTCCTCATTTAGAGTTGCCACCTCGCCGCTCGCGGACAACATTTGAGACCGTGTGGAGAGCCCGATTTGTGAACTGTGTTCGAATGTCGGCACAGAACAGGGCCCGGGAAGATTTCTCCTCCCGGGCCCTAATTCTTCTGCTCAATTCTGGTGGTTCGCCGTCCAGTGCAGCCGGAATGCCGCCAGGGTGTCACGCACCTCGCCGCAGCCGGGCTCGGGGCAGATCCACGTGTCGTTCTCGCCCTCGACGGCCTTCGGGATCGGCCGCATGGTGGTGGCCCAGTCGGCTCGGGCCTGGGGGTTGGCCTGCTCTGCGAGCACTGCCTGAACCACAGCGTCGTCGTGGTCCCTCAGGGCGTCCAGTGCCTCGCGCTGCATCCGCGTGGCGCGGTTCAGGACGCCGAATGCGAGGGCGGTGGCCTCCTGAAGATTCTTGATCACCTTCTCCTGCTCTTCGATCGCTCGTCCGGCCTCAGTGGCTCGTGCGACGATTGCCTGGCGGACGGTGTCGGTCTTCTCGGTGGTGGTCATGATTCCTTCTCCTTCTAAATCTTCTTGCCGTGGAGGGGGCAGGTGTGGTCGTGGTGCAGCGGGCTGCGCTTCTCGGTGCTGAACTTGGTGTCCAGCACGTGGTAGAGGTCGCACCATCCCTCAGGGGTGGTGGGCCAGACGATGGGGGCGGCTGCGGTGGTCATGGTGTGCTCCTTCGGTGGTGGTCAGTCCGGGAGGACTTCGGTGATTTCGTGCTCGGGGATGAATGCTCGTGCGCTGTAGACCAGGAGGTCGTTCTCGTTCGCGTACTCCAGTGCGTCGTCGTACTCATCGAAGACCATGCTCACGGTGGCTCGGGACTCCCCGACCAGGAATAGGTCCAGGATGATTTCGTTGTGGGCCATGATTTCTTCTCCTTCGGTGGTGGTTGATACTGCAATGGTACACCTGCCTGGTGGCAAGTGCAAGGGCCGGGAAGAACTAAATCTTCCCGGCCCCTGGTGGTCAGGCCTTGACTTCGTGCCCGACCACCACGTGAGTCTTGAGGTGGCTGACGAACTCCTCTTCGGTGAGGAACTTCTTGCCGTCGATCCAGCACGCCTTGGCGTCCGGGCTCGTGATCGTGAGGGTGCCGACCTCGGTGGCCTTGAGCCCCGGGGCCTCGTAAACGAGGGGGAGAACGACCTCGGGCACGCCGTCCCAGTAGGGGTCGAACGAGTAGTCGAACGGCTCGCTCGGCATGAGTGCCATAGCGTCGCTGATCATCAGCCCGATGGTGTACGGGGTGAAGGACTCGTCAACGGTGAGGGCGACGGTGTAGGTCTTGGTGGTCATGGTTCCTGCTCCTTGGTGGTGGTTGACTTGATACTGCAATGGTACACCCGCCTAGCGGCGAATGCAAGGGCCAGCAAGATTTAGTTCTTGCTGGCCCTTGGTGGTCAGCGCGTGCCGTGCGCCTCGGCGTAGGTGGCTGCGGGAACGTCCCACACGGGCAGCAACCCGGCAGCCCTGCGGATCACGTTGTCCGTGTCGGATGCGCCCAGCATGCGCACCCGCACGTATGGCTCTAGCACGCTCAGGATGTACCGGCGCTCCGGGTGAGCGATCGACACGGTGCGGAAGGCCTCCAGGGCGGGGAAGTAAGCGGGGCCCTCGTGAATCACGGGGCGGGGGGCAGCCGTGTCGCTGCTGTCCGTAGCGTCCTCGACCATGAATACTTCGGTGGTGGTCATGATGTCCTCCAGGGTGGTGGTTGATTTGATACTGCAATCTTATGGCGACCATGGCAGGCTGTCAAGAGATTTCTCGAAATACAGCAAACTTTCTATAACATACAGCCAGCGCATAGATTCGATTTCGGGCAGGGGCGGTACAACTCCGTCGGGTTCCCCTTCAGTATACACCACACCACGGCTCGGCGCAAGTGTTATACTCAACTCATGAAGATTTTTCTCGGGTAAGGGGAGGTGGGGTGACCGTACCCTTGCCTGGGGAGAGGGGGGCCTTTCGGCCCCCCTTGCTCAGTGTGCGCTCACGTCCTCCCGGTGATTGGTGCTCCATGCCCAGCCACCGTCGATGGTGGTGGTCAGGCGCTCAGCGCCGCACTTGCAGCGGGTGAGGAAGTAGCCCTCCTTCACGGGGATGCCGACGGACGTGAAGTGTCCTTCGGGCCACGCGTTGTCTTCGGTCATGATGTCCTCCTCCTCGCGCTGGTCGGCGTGCTCACCGCAGTAGCCGTCGTACCCTTCGCCGTCGTCCAGGCTGTTGGTGCAGCCGGGGAATCCGCAGCGGTCGTCATCCTCAAACATGATTTGCTCCTCAGTGGTGGTGGTTGCCTTGATACTGCAATGGTAGCAGACTACTTCACGCTGAACAAGCCCCACGGTCCAGGTGGTTCTGGATCCTTCTGCTCGGGCTTGCTCGTGCGCCTCCGGCTCGGGGATGCGTTGTAGCGCTCGCGGAGATACGCCTGCCGGTGCTGGCGGAACTCAGGGTCGGCACGGTACTTCTCGACCCACTTCGCGGCCTTCCGCTTCTTCTGGGCCTCATACTCTGCCGGGTGGTCCTTGCGCCACTGCTCGCGCCACTGCCGATTGCGCTCCAGCAATGCCTCCTTCTCTTCGGGGCTCATGTTCTGGTAGCGCTCGCGACGCCGATCGGCGCTGCTCTTCTTCTCATTCATCATTCCTCCTTGCTACATGCCGATGCCCCGCCCAAATCTTGTTTGGACGGGGCCCGACGGTGGGTTGGTCTAGGTTCCGATGGTGGTGCTCATGAGTGCGCCTCGATCCAGGCGGCACGCGCGGCGTAGTCGTCAGACTCGAACACGTCCCGGGGCATTTGCACTTCAGTCCAGGACTCCAGGTACTCCTCGAACGTGAAGGATGAGTCCCCGATGTCTTCGTAGTTGCCTCGCATGTCGTCGTAGTCGTTCGCCACGTAGGCGACTTCGGGGTCATCGTGCTCGGTAACCCAGACTCGGACGGTATCGGTGGTGGTCATGGTGTCCTCCTCAGGACGGTGGTGGTTACTCGGTGGGGAACATGCTGGCCCAGCATGCGGGGTGGGTGCCGCTGATCAGCGTTTCGCGCTCTTCGGCGGTCCAGGTGGGGAACACGTCTTGCGTGTACTCGCCCGCCTGCCAGCGGGTGTACTCGTCGTGAGTCATTCCGATGTGCGTGCCCCGGTGGCAAAGCGGGCACACCCGGATCACGATGTGCAGGTTCGGGCTGATACATGAGGTGCAGGTGGTGGTTGTCATACTTCGATGGTAGCACCTTCAGCCTGACATGGCAAGGGCCCTGAAGAGAAAATCTTCAGGGCCCTTCTAGGGGTAGGCCTAGAGGCGGATGCTGTACACCCGGGTGAGTAGGGCGGTCCATGAGCACGCGTAGTGCATGGCGCTCGCTCGCTTGGTGCGAGGGTCGATGGTCCAGGTGCTCCACATGTCCGGGTGCAGCGAGCCTTCCGCGATTGCCGATAGAGGCTTGCCACAGTGGTCGCACGGGCGGTTGCCGATTGCCTTGGTGGCATTGCTCACGTGCAGCATGTACGGCTTGCGACGGCGGTACATGGACGCCTTGACGCCTGCCAGGTTGTCAGCCTCCGGATAGGCGTGCGCGCCGTTTGTCCACGGCTTGCGGTAGTTGGGCTTGGTGGTCATTTCTTGCTCCCGGTGGTGTGAGTGTGCGAGTAGAACGCGGCGTTCGTCGGGAATGCCTTGCCACAGAACTTGCAGGGCAGCGGAGTCGTCAGGGGCTTGGGGCCCTGGACCTTCTTCGATTGCTTCATACTGCGACAGTAGTCCTGCCATT